TCGCTAGACTTACCATCGTACTTAGCCTCGTACAATGCGGGCACAGTTTTAATAAATTCGCCAACCTTGTGACGTTTCAAGTCAGCATTGACCGCATAGTCATTTGCGATATTAAAGATTTGCGGGTCACGATCACCGCGACGGCCCATGTGATCATAGACAACATGCAACACTTCATGCGCTACAAGAAATTCAACTTCTTTAACCTTGAGCAACATGATAAATCGTGAATTATAATAAAACTTGCGGCCATCGGTTGCAGCAGTTGCACACCAATCGTCAGCATTAACCAATTGTAATCTAGTAGCAAGATTACCGAAAAATGAATGACGTAAAAGTAGACCAACGCGGGCAGTAATCAATCGCTCACGTGCCTGCGTATCAATTTTCTTATCAGTAGGACCAATAAGATTGTCAAACTTTTTATTGCGTTTAGACTTTTTGTTGCCTTTAGTGCCTGGGATTACATCTGACATATTGATTACCTGAGAGTTCATCATATGTATATTATAGTATATATCGGTGTCAAAGTCAATTACTATATGAGTATGTAAGTTATTGATATTATTAAGATTTCTTAAAAACGGGTATAGGCATCATTTTGTGTAAATTTCTACTACGTATTTGCCTGTATTTTTCTAGATTGTTTTTAGCCTTTTTACTTTTCGGGACAGTACCATTTTCATCGTATAGCATGGCTTCCTCAAGACTAGGATAATCCATACCAAGTTGGTCCTCGTCAGTCCTTCCATCGCTCCACAATCCGTCAGTAGGTTTAGCGTCGATGATATCCTGTAGTATACCCAAATCACGACCTAATTGCCAAACTTCAGTTTTCATCAAGTCAGCAATTGGACTGATATCGACACCGCCATCACCATACTTGGTAAAGAATCCTACTCCAAAATCTTCTACCTTGTTACCAGTACCTACCACAATACCATTTACACTTTGTGCAACTTGGTATAGTGCCATCATGCGAATACGGCTACGTGAATTGGCAAATCCAAGTTCGCTATTAAAATTTGGCAAACTTAATGCACTATCAAAAACGTCATAGGTTCTAGTCAAATCAATATTAATATGTTTGACATTTTTAAAATTGTGTGTGAGCCATTGTGCGTGACGCACACTCAAACTATGTGTTTGTTCACTTTGACGAATTGGCATCGTGAGAGCATACGTTTTTAATTTGGTATGTGCGCAAAGTGTACTCACTACACTACTATCAATACCACCGCTTACACCTACAACCAACGCTTTAATATTATTACGTTTGGCGTAGTCTTTAATCCATTTTGGAATTTGATTAGACAACATTTAAAGTACCTGCTTGATAGTCACTAGTAGACTCTCACATTTACTTAGTAGACTACCAAGCAGGATTTTTTTTAATTAGTTTGATTGATCAACAATGTATCGACCATACTTTTGATGGAAGTCATCAAAGTTCTTCAACTGACTGGGTTCGATGGGCAACTTGAAAGTCTTGAGTGCAACCTTAGCACCCATAACAACCAGTTCAGTCTCAAAGTTAGCCATCATGTAACTAAAGAAATTGTCACACATAGTGTGGAACTTCTTCATATCAACCTTGTTTTCAATAGCATCACGCAATTCGTAACACATTGAAGTAGTCAACGAATACATTGCCGAAATTTCTTTCACATTAAGGTCCTTGACCTTACCGTTGAGAATGTCAGTAGGGTTGGGCAACTTGCCTACATGTTTACGGTGAGCCATAAACTTGACTGCAAGACCCTCGCCTACAGCACCTGCGACAAGATTAAACATCGTGTCGTTATCGGTGTCTGCTTCATCTTCAAGCAATTGCGAAACGAATGTCCAACTACGCGGGGTAGCGAATGCGCGGCTAGCACCCTTACTGTCAAAGTCATACAAGTCATTTTTAGCAAACGACAAGTAACCCACAACGTCAGTATGAATACCTGCATTCACAGCCCAATTCTGCCATGACGTAAAATCAGCTCGCATTTCAATATGCAAGAAACGATTAGCAAGAGGCATGGGCATACGATACGTGACACCTTTGTCAGACTCACGGTTACCCGCAGCGACAATAACGACATTATCGGGCAGTCGATATTTGCCTACAGCACGATTGAGTACCAACTGATAACCTGCAGCCTGTACAGCAGGTGCAGCACTATTCATTTCGTCGAGAAACAATACGATGACGGGATACTTGCTAGCAAGTTCATCATCGGGCAGATCGATAGGCGGAGCCCAGTCCATCTTGCCAACATCTTTATTGTAGTAGGGGATACCACGCAAGTCAGTAGGCTCCATTTGCGCCATGCGCAAGTCAATCATGTAGCCACCAAGTTCATTCGTAATTTCTTGAACGACCTCAGACTTGCCGATGCCGGGAGGGCCCCAGAGAAACACGGGACGTTTCGCCTTGAATGCCTTCAGCAACGCCTTGCGTGCCTGAACGCTAGTAACAGTCAAATTATCAGAAATAGCCATGTGAGAGTCTCCTATCAATTAATGTATAGACAGCCTATACGATATCACACCTGTTGTCAAGCCCGATATCGCTCATAATTGCGAATTGGGCTATAACGATTGGTGTGCTTCTCCTTGAGTTTCACACCAATAGTACGATCACCAAGCGCCGTGAGCAATGTACCGAGGTCCATGTCCTCTTCAAGGTACACCGTCAGACCTTTCTGATAAGAGTATTCCGAAATCTTATCAGCGATACCCAGGTCGTGCAGCATCTTGCGCTTGACCGCAACCCAGCCATGACCGGGGTCGGCATAGAATTTAAGAGTAATCAACTTTTCTTGCTGAAACATTTTGTTGCTCCGTAACTCAACGATATAGATATGGTATCACCAATCGTTCCCAATGTCAAGCCTTATGAAAATTCGTAAAACTTGATATTGGAATCGAGGGACATAAGTTCCCTAGCAGCCGTCGTCAATTCACGATGACGGGCCTGAACCTGACTGCGGGGTAACTCGCCATCGCAGGTAAGATTCTCTGGGCTGAGGTCGCTAGAAATACGGTCAGCGACACGTTGACGGCCCTTAGAAGTCTGGACCTCATACTGCTCGCCCTTGAAAAGAGCATTCCAGCGATTCATTTGGTCAATGTATGCTTGCAACGTTTTCATATCAATCTCCGTAACTCGACTATATGTTAATTATGAACCCAAACGCTCCCAAAGTCAAGCCTTTTTTGAGGGTGTGTAAGTTGTTGATTCTATTAGGGTTTATTATAGTCTGTGGCCTGTGATGCTAGATAACCTAGCAGGCCTGCTAGCATAGCAAAGGCGAAAGTAAAGCCCAGACTCATTAGAATTCCAATTATTACCTGTAATTCTATGCTCATTGTGTGAGCCTCAATATCAATAGCATCTTTTCACAATAGTCTATGGCATTTGCCAATTCTTCACGTGGCTTGTTGGCTAGATAGGGCTTGTGTAATTGTCTGGCACGTACTTCAGCACTACCTAATACCCCTACTAATTTTTGGGCATTCTTTATTAATTTACGTAAATCGCTATTAAAATTTAGGCTACGTGCCTGTTTATCAAGGTCATCAACAATATAACTAGCATCTAGTGCTGTTTCAAATCTACGATGCACGTTACTTGAGTCCCATCTCCTTACGGATTTTTGTTGCACTGATTGAGTGTGTCGCATCGTCAAAAACCTCTTGTTCAATTTTGTAACCTACATCACGCCCATATGTAATGTTTACAATATTGGGCACTACCTGTATAGTATACATGCCTTGATAGAGAGGGTCAAGATCGTGGCGAATACGATCCATAACTTGATCGATAGCAAATGGGTTACTATCATTCCAACCCTGGCAGTCACGTATCATTATACATACCTGACCCGTTTTTGCCAACGCACGTTCAAACAATGCACGATGACCTGCATGCCATGGTTGCCAGCGACCTAACATCTGTACCGTTTCTTTACGCCAATCAAATATTGGTCTACGGTTATCTCTTAATATATGTTCGGCAACATATGTTGCCCAGTATTCTCCCTTTTGCTCATTGATGCGAAAATCATAAACTGTAGGAGGGATGAATACTTTATTAGTATCTTCAAAGCGTCCTTTTTCAATAGTGTCTATCCATATTGTCCAGTCAGCCTTAAAGTTGTTGCGCATTTCTACAAGCGGTGCAACAAAATCGCAAATTACATAATCGGCTTTACTCTTTTCAGCAAGTTCATACATTCTATGTGATTGTCTAATACGACCTTCGTGACTAAAATCCCAATCGTTAAATTGTTTTCTAACATCGTCAGCATTAAACCATTCAACGGTTACGCCAATAATTGCTTCTAATTCTTTTTTCAATAAGTTTGAAAAATAAGTTTTGCCTGAACCGGGTAATCCCATTACTAAAATTTTTTCATTATTTCCTCAATAAAGGTGGTCTGCCGTCTCTACTTACACTAAAACCAAATGCCTTAGCATTTTTTTTGATGCTATCTGGCTTAACGTCCACAGTTAGAGCGGTCTTAAATCGTGGATCGTTCTTTTCTTTCTCACTAGGTATATAACCACTTGCTTCTTTGGTTACTTTTTTAATAGGACTGTATAACATGAACACGCCTTGGCTATTTGGACCTACTGATTTCCAACCTGGTAAACTAGGCAGTAATCTTTTTACCAACGCTGAATATAATTTAATGCGACTATCTTCTGCTGCTTGGAAATACAGATATGTTGCTTTCTTTTTCTTAACAAATTGCAGTATACCATTAGTCACTATGCCAAACACTTCTGCTGCTGCGCCTGTACCTTCTATACCTTGCTTACCCTTCTTCCATGGACTGCGCTTGCTTTTTTGTTCAAATTCTACAAAATATCCATTATCATAATATTGATCGCTAGCGTTTGGTAACATTTCATATGGATCAATTTGTTCTGGGGCAAGTCCTACATCTAAGAAACTAAGTTCATATGGTTGTCCATTACTAGCAACAAAGTCTAATGTCATCATGCTAGGGTCATCAAAATACCACTCTGCTTTATTAGTCTTGCCTGGCTTTGTGTCTAATACTTCTTTCACTACTTTTCCCTGCACAGCAGTTGTTTTAGTTGGTTCAGGAGCAGTTGATTTTTTGGCATTCGGCATGAATTTGTTTATGGATTGTAATGTAAGAGGTCCTAATACCCCATCAACATCTAGGTTAGCATTATACTTTTTGTTTAGAAACTTTTGTATCTTACGTACTGCTTCTGCTTTTGATTCCATTAATGGGCTTTCGCCTTTATAATCACGTATAACACCTCTGCCGTCCCACTTAGCACAGCACATACGCTCAGTCACCCAATCGTTAATATCTTTATGGAAGCAAAACCCTTTTTCTTTTACAGTATCTTTGCCAGGCAGTGTAACTAAATCAACACGCTTGCTCATAGCGATGTATTCTTTGTTAGGTGGTTTTAATCCACCATACTTGTTTAGTTCATCTTTGCCTACAGGTTTTTCGCTATCTTTTTTCCACCATACACAATTTTTACAATTGGTACCTTCAATAAACTTTACACTTTCTTTCACTTTTTTAGACCCTACTTTTTGTAATAGGAACGGGGTGTCGCCTCTGTTAAGTATAATTGAACTTACAGGTTTTGGAATAGTATCGGGATCAATTTGCTTATATCCAAACTTACTAGCAAAACGATTTACAAAAGCCTGATACAACTTTGCACGGCTAGGTTCTTTAGCACCAAACATTAAAAATTTAGTTTTATGTTTGTTTAAATATTCTTCAATTGTTTTTACTAATGTAGCAAATACTGTATATTGATCGCCGGCATTGTCAATACCAAAATTGTCTCCCCAAGGCCCAACTGCTCTGCTAAATTCAATAGCAGTCAAATCATGTTTTGGAAAATTATAAAAATTATATTTTAGTATATTTTTGTTTTTATCTTGTGCTGCCGCTGTATACAAAGTATACATTTGACTGACTGGTGCATCAGTCATATAGTTATCCTGACTCCAATAAACTTTAGCAGCACTTTTTTTATCTAATATTTCATTCACATTGTAAGTAGGATCTACCTTTTGTCTTGGCATGCCTTTAGGCTGTTTAGGATCAACAGGATCAATGTCTGTAGTATCAAGACCTAATTTCTTTAATGCTTGAATATATTTGTGTTCAATATCTTCGTCGCCAAACGCCATGATAGTACTAGGTGGACCTTTACCAAATTTACTTTTATCTGCTCTGTCAAGGTTACTAATAGTCTGACCTAATTTATACCAATCGTATACGTCACTTACATCGACACGCACTGTACCCTGTGGCATTGTAGGCTTAAACTCTGGTCCTGGTGGTGTATCGTTTGGGTGATAATCCTCTAAACTTAATTCATTACTATGTAATTCATTTTTTAAATCATATAGTTTTTTTATCATTCCTGTTTTACGCAGGGCTTTGAATGCTAAGTTTTCCGGACCAAATTCTCCAGTTCGCTCTAAGCCTGCTTGACGATAACGTTTAATGATATCCTGTACTTTCTTAATACGTGAAAGGCTTCGTGTTTTAATTGCTAACTCTATTAATTCACCTAACTTTTCATATTTTAATTTTGTTGAAATTTGATCAAAATTGGCTCGGCGCTTTACTGGTATTTTTAACCAATCTTTTTTTAAAACACTATATTCGCCCAAACTATGATGGGGTTGATTACTATCCTGTACGTATAGTTCTACAGGCACACCATGAACTTTTAAATTGTGTGTATCATTATAAACTGTTTTTTTGGCATTAAACAATTCTTTGTAAATTTCATCGTCTGGTAATTTTTTAAAATCAACGATAATATGTAAATCTAAATCGCTATGGGGAGTATATGAATATGCTGCATTACTACCTGAAATCGTAATATCTTCTACTTTTAAACTGCTTAATCCTAATTCTGACATAAAGTCTTTAGCAATTTCCATTAATTTGTCATGTACTTCAGGGTCAAGGTGTGCCTTCTCAGTCCATAACGCAGGATTAAGTTTATCGTGAAACTTTACAGCATCACTTAGTTTAAAACTTTCAAGTTCTTTAATATCCATATCTGTATTTAGTTATTCCAATATCTCAAAGGTAAGATGTATTCTAGGGCTAGTACCAGCATTTACAAACGTATGGGGGCGACCATTGTTAACAATGTATACACTACCGTCTGCAGGCATACTAAAACACCGATGTTCGTATACAAACCAGCAGCCAGGATTAGTAATTAATGGAATATGAAAGCATAATTGTCCAACATCTACATGCCAATTATAAGCAGTATTTGGCATTATACTACGATAGGTTATACTATTAAAATCAAATATTTTCTTAATATCATCTGCAACTTCCAGCGTATATGATAATTGTGTTTTTTCATTGGCCCATTCATTACATTTAAGTACGTGAAACTTTTTCTGCACAAGCACTTGATTACCATGATTGCTGACATCTAGTAATTTGTCTTGAACCGTATAATATTCTTGTAATAAGGTAGATAAATTTGCTTTGATATTAGGAAATTTGTCAAGAAAAGGCACAGTTGCTTTCATCAAAATATTTATAAAAAGAAAGGTCCCGTAGGACCTTTCCTGACTATTGGTTAATAAGGGTGTCACCCCCATCTAGTGTGCCCTTAGGCTGCTAGAGCAAATGTTTCATCATTTGCGTTTACTTTGTTTTACGCTAATTACGTTAGTCGTCTTTCGGACTGTCTGTTTGGGTACTACTTGCCCTGTCGAAACTAGTCATCCCCTCTGGAGGATTTCCCCATCCTACTAATCTAGACCATTCACGTTCTGTATAGAACAAATTTCGTGGGCTATCTACTAATTTGGTGGAGATGGTGGGATTCGCACCCACGTCCAAAACATTTTTCCCGTCACTTCCTACAGTCATATCAACCTCTACTATAGGTATTTATTCGGCATTGCTTACAAACTCATTGAGTTTCTTTGCTTCTAGAATAATATCTTCTGTAGTCGGTGCTTTGGGCATTGGTGGAAACGGTGCATTAGGATTTACATCCCGTGCAGCATTCCATTGCATTTCCAAATTTGATCTTTCGTAAAAGTATGGCTCAAAGATGCTTTCCTTGGCCAGTCTTAATAGATCCAGACGGATCTCGTATGGTGATTTGCTCATAATTACCTCCTGTGTGTATGTGTGTTTTTATAAGCAAATGTATTTAATCATTAAAATTCGTTTTTAAAAAATTTAATCTATCACTTGTTTTTATTAATAACGGATCTATATGATTGTTTTTTACAAAGTTGGGTATAAAATTTTCATCATATGCCAATTTAATAGCGTGGTTTCTATTATACAAAATTTTATCTCTAATAGTATCTTGCACTTTACCTAAATCTTGTAAGGGAGTACCTACAATTCTTTTCATACCTAAGCACATTTGATTATACCTTAACTCAGTATTTTCTGTGCTATCAAAACTATAATCAAATAATTCATCATATAACTCAAACCCTAAATCTTTAATAAACTTGTTACTACCCGCACAACCTGCTATTAAAAAGGGTTTGCCTAAAAGTAACGGGGCTATAGTTTTTTCTGTGATGAAAATTGCTCTATCTGTTGTTTCACTTACAAGTTGAAAAAAAGAGTTATAATATGCTAGAGGAAAAAATCCTTGATCTTTTTCTGTAGTAAATCTTTCATCTATTACACTCAATCTATCATCATAATATTTAAATTGATATGAATCTTCAGGTCTATTATAATAATATTTGTGCCAAGAATATACACTATGCTCTAATAAGTTGTGTTTACATACTGTGTCTATTAAAAGCCTTCTATGATTGTGACCTTTATTATTAAAAAAGATAAAGTGATGATCAAAGTTTTTCTGATATAAATCTGCCAAAACTTGACTACTAGATTTAATACCTCTTTTTTCTAGGTGATAAGGATGAAAAAATTGTTCAAATGCTTCTCTGAAAAAAACTTCTGGCCAATAAATCACTTCAACATTTTTTGGCTTAATTAGTTCTTCAGGATAAAATGTAAACGAACTATGACATCCTACTATTGCATAGATTTTTAAATTTTGTTTATTTGCCGCTCTTATTATTTTATCATAGTATCGTATACGAAAATATTCAAACTCAGGATGGCAAAAAAGAATTATGCCATCAAAATTCTCATTGTATATTCTATCTATTTTTTGATTATAGGTATGGTCATCTATATAATTAGCCTCCCATACATTCATGTGCCAGAAGTTCATTAATAAAATATACCGTAGGCTACACACCAAACTTCAAGTAACAATTTATATGCTACATAACTAGCCAAATAGGCTAAAATTATCTTAAGTATTAACTCTTTTGTATTAATCATAAAATTTAAACAACCTCTCTGTATTTAGATATTGATTATTGTTCTTACGGAAAACCCATATAGGTTCAATGAATACACTATTCTTTTCTGCTTCTACAATAGCATGTGGTCTAGCCTGCATACGCATACCAATTTTACCTAAGTAATGTGCGTTAGGATAAGTCAATATATCATCAACCATATCGTCACATAGATTTAATCTAGTACCCTTAGCGATTCTTGGCTCAATGATGTTAATCATCATAAAAGCATTATCAGTTAGTGTATCCCATACTTTACGATTGACCTTGAAGAAAAAGTCATTCTTCCAACTATCAAATGATGGATATCTAACCCAACTCTGTGTACTACTGTTGTTTGCTGCATATCGCTCAGTTTCGTAATAGGGAGGACTTGTAAAGTAGAAGTCAAATGTATTTTCATATTGCTTCCAGTTTACATCTTCACTAGGCAAATTATAGATAACAACCTTCTTTGTTCCTATACAAACAAAGTGGTCTCCATTGTCTTGTAATACTGCACTATCACATCCTAATAGATTTTCGTACTCAAGACATTGATCCTTATATGTCTCATAGACTTCAGGATTAGGATCACAGCCTACATATAGTTTAGTACCATATGTGGCATAAAAGCCTGCTAGTCTATCACCCCAACCACAACTTGTATCAAGTATCTTACGTGCGTAGTGCTTTTCGTATAATGCCTTTGCTACGCTTGGTTTAAATTGCGTAGCAGTATATGTACCAATACGAAATGCGCTACGAAAGGCACTGTCGTCAATATCGCTACTACCTAATGCACCCTCACGCCAAAAATGCCAATTCATCTTTGTTAGTTTATCTTTACTATGCCATATATCCCAAGGACTATCAACAAGATTGCTACCGCACTTCATGCGATTAGTTTGTTGAAAGTAATTGCTAACACTATTATAGACATGTGACTTGTCTATTACTCCTAATGGTTTATCTTTGTAGGAGTACTTATAGTCTACCTTTTCAAGCACATTGTCAAAATTTCTATATTCATCTAACATACTTGTTTTGCTAAATTTTTCAAATAAATCTACAAGATCAGCATATGAAATTTTACGTAGTGGAAATGCTATTTTATTTGATGTTATATACTCAGCAAGACTTTCCTTTACATCATCAACTTGTTTATCTACAATAAACTTTTTCCATTCATTGTTTGGAACATAGGGTATCCCACGACTGTCGCTGTGAAATGTAAAGAATTTTATAATGTTTGGATCAACCATCTAATGATTATAACAGATGATTTGGATAATGTAAAGTTTCGCTTCGGCTTGGATTCGAACCTTGTCCTAGTCTTGTCGATCTGCACTTCCCACAGTACTGACCGAAGCTGTTTTTCTGGTTTATCTCTAGCACCTGCAGAGTGCCTTGATCCTTAAACTAAGCCATCGCTATGCGACAAACACTACACCAGAAGGTTGTGCGGCTGTGAGATTATTTATACTTTTTATTCTAAAGGCAGTTCAATAAGTTTATTTTCACGATCCAAATACTTCATCTCAATCTTGACCGGATGAAAATCACGTAATGCTTCTACTACGTCATATGGGTCAAGATACCCGCAAGTATAAACGTCAAGTTGTACTAGGGCGGGCTTGTCCTCGTCCCAAATATGTAGTGCGATATGACTGGTTTCAATAATTGCTACAGCAGTAAGACCACGATTGCCTTCTACGTTTAAATACTTAGCGTATGGGCCCATCATGACCTTCATGCCAATCTTGTCTACAAGTTTGTTCATCCATTCAATAGCAACATTTTCGTCAGTAATGGGCTTGCCGACTTCTGCACGAATTATAAGATGTTTATGTACTACTGCCATATATCCTCACTTGTATTTTTTTCTGTAATATTCTTTTAACCAAGTCCATTCATAAGACTTCTTAAGTTCTTCAATATCACCCATTACTTGATCGTAGTATTCTACAGCGTCTAGTGCTCCTTGTATACTGTATTCGGAAAATTCCCCTTCTCCTACAGTTAACCAAGTTGATAATCTATCACTGGCTATGTCGCTGTAATCACTTTTTAGTTTGATGACTTCTCTAAAGGCAGTTCTCCAAGTACTATAAGGATCAGTATTAAATGTTGCAACACCACTTAGTATATCAACACTTTCATGCGGGTCATCTAGCGTAAAGTCAAGACCCTTACCCGTATTGGCTAATGTTAATTTTTTATTATAGGCAATTAACGCTTGGTGTCCATATACTAATCCGTTTACAGGATTTTTCGCATTAAAAATATAATGTTTTGGTATTTGTAATCTGTCTGGTTGCCAACCCCAATCAAATTTATTATTGACCTTTAACTTAGCAAATACAGTAAATGCCCAAGGTGTTTGACTTGCTTCTAATGCTGCATGATAACCTTGTACACGACCGTCTACGCCATCAACACGAACGATACGATTACTAATACCTTTAGTGACGGCTAACAGATGTTCGTAATTTTCGTCTGCGCATAGTTCACCGTTGCTGAGAAATACGATGTCTAATGGCTTACTTTTACTTAATCTATTAGCCGTCTTGATATAAGGATAATCATACAACTCGTTCTTAACTATATCTTTTGCTTCTTTAGGAACAATAATTCTTGAACAACCCGTACTTGTGATTACTAAATTTTTTGATTCTTTATCCCATAAACTTATTGGTTCGTCAACATAACTTGCAAAATCTTCTGTAGCAAAAATCATGTAAGGGAAACTAAAGTCAACATTTAAACTTCCAACATGAGTATCATTGTCTACACGCACAACCGGTGCTGATATTCTTTTTGCTTTTACAGATGAATTATAAGTTACTTTTGGATACTTGCGTAAATCTTCTAATGAATTTATAATCTCTCTTGTTAGGTTTACATCAATCAAGAAAGTATCGCCAAATTTTTGAGTTTCGCTGTAGAACACATGCAGATTATCTCTAGCAAACGGATCACATATATAACTAAAATCAAATTGTCCGTAATCGCAAATACTTGAACAGATCCATAAGTAGTGATCTTTTTTAGTTGGTTGATTTTTTACAATAGTTTGTAAAGTTTCCAAATATGTATTATTATACTTTATAACACTTACTGTTTTGCCATTACTTTTTAGTGTCAATAAATCTTTTACCTTGTCTGTGTCTTTATTATCATGATCAATTAATACTATATCATACAAATTATTTGTAGCAACTGCTCTACGATCCTTGACGAAATTTAGGTTACTTAAATGCTCTATAATTTTAATATATTTTGTATCAATAGCAAATGTTTCACGATTAACTAAAAAGGTTGTGCCCCAGTGACTCCACTGTGTGCCAAACACATGTACCATTCTTGTTTGATATTGATTTGGATAATAATTAAAATTGAAGTTTGAATAATCTAATTCACTGTTTAGTATCCAGCATAGTTCTGTATTACTACGATTAATACAACGATTAATTGTATCTACCCAACTATTTAAGAAACGTGTTTTTTGTATATTAGGGAATTTTATTTTAAGTTTTTCAAAGCGATCTTTTGCTTCAATATTACCTTTGTCTACAAAGAACATATCATTAGGCTTAAAAAGTTTTGCTAGATATTCTTCATCAACATTTGTATTTGGTTCAACATAGTTTAGGTCTGTAAATCCTTGACGATATAATGGTGCTGATACAAAGTAAGTCTGTGTTACATCATAGTCAGGACTGCCAAATACCTGCACATAACGTGATTGATCAACAGTTGGACGCCAACTAAAATCAAAATTAGTATAATCAATATTTTCACGAACAGCCCAAAATGTTTCTTCGGGATGTTCAAGTACTAAATCATCCAACGTTACTGTAATTGTATAAACAGGTACATATTTAATTTCTAAACGTGTAACTTCAGTTGTATTATTTTCCTTGACCTCAATCATCTCAACGATAGGTTCTTGAGTATTGCTTACATATACTCTAGGTAATTTTACAATTTCTCCCTTATTACCTGGTGCTACGTAGCGAGGACCGTCATTCTCATTCTCAGATGTGCCAAATTGATAAATTTTTGGTTCGTATGTTGAATCAGGTAACCAACTAAAATCAAAATCAGAAACATCAACTCCGTCTGGTATAATCCAGTTATTCATAGAAGGTTTAGTAGTTGCTCGTATAGCATCTATAAACTTTTTAAAGTTTGCTCCATCTACAGTATATATAGGACCATTACGTTGTATACCAACCATTACGTCCCATACTGTTGCAAATTCATAGATATAAGGAGGATCAGTATCATCCGGATGCCAACTAAAGTCAAAGTCTTTAATATTTTCAGGTATAGTCCAGTTATCTTTGTTAGGTAACTTTTTAGCCTTTAGCGTTGTATCATATTTGACATTAACTGCTCCGGCTACAACATAAGATGGGCCTCCCGTCTTTTGCCACTGAGTACCGAATTGATAAATCATTGGCGGGTCAGTATCGTCTGGATGCCAACTAAAGTCAAAATCTGCTATATCATTAGGTATAACCCAATTTTTATTACTTGGCAATTTAATTGCACCTTTAATATCAGTTACGTATTTGATTTCAGACGCTTCAGGCACTACATACTTTGGTCCGCCTGTCTTTTGCCATTGCGTTCCGAACTGATAAATGTAAGGTGGGGACTGTGGATGAGGTACCCAACTAAAATCAAAATTACTAGTATCTAATCCTTCTGGTATTTGCCAATTAGACTTATCAACTTTAGTAGTTGCTTTAACATCTTCTACGTATTTGTTAAATACTGCTTCTGGTACAGTATACACCGGACCACCGCGACTATTCCATACAGTGGCAAATTCATAGATATATGGTGGCTCTGTATCATCTGGGTGCCAACTATAATCAAAATCCTTAATGTTATCTGGTATAGTCCAGTTGTCCATACTAGGGAGTCTTACAGCCTTAACAGCATCTATATATTTGATTTCTATACCACCTTCTACAACATAACGAGGGCCTCCCGTTTTTTGCCATTGTGTACCGAATTGATAAATGTACGGAGGGTCAGTATCGTCTGGATGCCAACTGTAATCAAAATCACCAATGTTTTCCGGTATACTATAATTATTCCTGTTAGGTAATTTAATAGCACCTTTTACATCTGTTACATATGTAACTTCAGTTGCTCCCGGTACAACATATCTTGGACCACCTGTCTTTTGCCATTGTGTCCCAAATTGATAAATGTAGGGAGGGGCTTGAGGATGCGGTACCCAACTAAAGTCAAAATTACTAGTATCAACATCATTGGGAATTTCCCAGTTATTTTTACTTGGTTTTAACGTTGCAGTTACATCTTCGATATATTTGTTAAACACTGCATCAGGCACAGTATACACCGGACCGCCGCGATTATTCCATTGAGTAGCAAACTCATAAATGTAAGGTGGTTCTGTATCGTCAGGGTGCCAACTGTAATCAAAATCTTTTATATTTTCAGGTACAGTCCAATTGTCTTTACTTGGCAATCTAGTTGCTTTTACTTTGTCAACATACTTAATATCGACAGCGCCATCTACGACATACTTTGGTCCACCCGTCTTTTGCCATTGTGTGCCGAACTGATAAATCATTGGTGGGTCAGTATCGTCTGGATGCCAACTATAATCAAAGTTTGTAATGTTGTCAGGTATAATCCAATTCTTTTTAGTTGGTAATTTTATTGCACGTAATTGACTTACATAATTTACGAATGTTGTGCTAGGATCAACACCGGGCGCTACATATCTTGGCCCGCCTGTTTTTTGATGTTGTGTACCAAATTGATAGACGTAAGGCGGTGCTGTATTATCGGGGTGCCAACTAAAATCAAAACTATCAATATCTAACCCATCTGGAATTATCCAATTATCTCCTCGAGGCAGTGCCTTTGCTTTATTATCGCCGCCAACATAATTAATTTGCTTTGCACCAGGCACTTCAAATCTTATACCACCGTTATCTTGCCATTGTGTACCGAATTCATATATGTATGGAACTTCTGTGCTATCTGGATGCCAACTAAAGTCAAAGCCTGTGCTGTCAATATATTCAGGTATTACCCAACGCGGATCTTTACTGTTAGGTAAATATGTTGCTTTTTGCCAGTCAACATATTTAATTTCTGTTGCTCCGGTAACTGTATATGTAGGACCACCTGTCTTTTGCCACTGCGTACCAAATCTATAAACATAAGGCGGTTCTTTAGGACTTGGCTTCCAACTAAAATTAAACTTAGTTACATCTAAGTTTTTAGGTATAGACCAGTTGCGTCTATCTTGTCCTAATGTCGCTTTTATATGTGAAATATATTTTTCATATATTGCACCCTCGACAACATACTTAACGGTTGGCATAATCTCTGCATCATGATACTGGTTTCCAAACAAGTAAATGTATGGAGGATCAGTATCATCCGGGTGCCAACTAAAATCAAATGATTCTATGTTATAATCATCAATAATTTCAAATTTAGATTTATTTGGTAGTGCTTGAACCTTTTGCTCAATATATTGTGCGTGTGTCGCACCCTCAACAACATATTGAGGTCCACCTGTCTTTTGATGTTGTGTGCCTGCTATATAGATATATGGAGGGCTTGTGGGATTAGGTACCCAACTATAATCAAACATACTATCATCAATATTTTCAGGTACTATCCAGCGAGGTTTGTTTGGGGCTAGTATTGCTTTAACACTATCAATGTATTTGGTATGCATTGCTCCTTCAACAACATATTGTACTGTTGGCATAATTTCTGCTTCATAGAAATTGTTACCAAACTTATATACATATGGAGGGTCACTATCATCAGGGTGCCAACTATAATCAAACTGTAGTACTGGCGCATCTATAATTTCAAACTTAGACTTATCTTCTAATTTTCTAACTTTCTTGTTAAGATACTTAATTTCATCTGCACCTTCAACTACATATTTAGGTCCACCAGTTTTTTGATGTTGTGTTCCTGTAACATAAATGTATGGTGGGTCTTTGGGGTTGGGCACCCAACTATAATCAAACATACTATCATCAATGTTTTCTGGTACAAGCCAGCGTGGCTTATTAGGTGCTAATGTCGCTTTGATATCATTAATGTACTTGACATACATTGCTCCTTCAACAACATATTGTACTGTTGGCATCATTTCTGCTTCGTGGAAATTATTTCCAAATTGATAAATGTATGGAGGATCGCTGTCGTCAGGATGCCAACTATAATCAAAATCACTTATTGGGGCATCTGTTATGATTTCAAATTTAGATTTATCTTCTAACTTTATAACTTTTTGTTTAAGGTATTTAAATTCAGTAGCACCTTCTACTACAAATTTAGGACCGCCTGTCTTTTGATGCTGCGTACCTGTAACATAAATGTATGGTGGATCCTTTGGATTAGGTACCCAACTATAATCAAATGTGCTATCGTCAATACTTTCTGGAATAATCCAGCGTGATTTATCTGATGTAAGTTTAGCCTTGACGTTATTAATATACTTGACGTACATTGCACCTTCAACAGTATATTCTAGTGTTGGCATAATCTCTGCATCATACAATGTATTGCCAAACTGATAGATATATGGCGGATCAGTATCGTCTGGATGCCAACTATAATCAAAATCTTCTATTTCGTACTCAGTCAATTCTGCAAATTTAAGTTTGTTTGGCAGTTTCTTCACAGTCTTTTCTAGGTACTTTATTTGTGTAGCGCCGTCTACAACGTATCGCGGACCACCTGTCTTTTGATGCTGTGTACCTGCAACATAGATATATGGAGGTTCACTTGGTTTAGGTTTCCAACTATAGTCAAAATCACTGTCATCAATGTCATCAGGCATAATCCATGCTGACTTATCTTGCGCAAGTGTTGCTATAACGTCATGTACGTATTTGTATTCAGTCGCTCCTTCTACCACATATTCAAGGGTAGGCATATTCTCAGCATCATAAAACTGATTGCCGAATCTATAGATATAAGGAGCATCTGTATCATCTGGATGCCAACTATAATCAAAACTGTCAATTTTGTAATTATTAAAAATTGTAAACTTGTTCTTATTAGGCAACTTTGTTGCTTTTTGAACATCAATGTATTTTACTGGACTATTATCATTTGCACCTACTGCATAATAACTTGGACCTCCGGTCTTTTGCCATTGCGTACCAAACTTATATACGTAGGGTTGATCTTCAATACTAGGATGCCAACTAAAATCAAAATTTTCAACATATACATCATTAGGAACTTTCCAACGTTCTAAATTCGGTACTGCTACAGCACTGATGTTTACATATTGAACTTCTGTTGCATTAGCAACCGTATATATAGGTCCACCTGATTTACCCCATTGTGTACCAAATTGATAGACATATGCCGGAGCAGTATTATCAGGATGCCAACTAAAATCAAAACTTGATTCATCAATATTATTTGGAATTTGCCAATTATTTTTATTAGGCAGTGTTTTAGCACGTTGTATGTCCATGTACTTTATTTCTGTTGCACCTTCAACTACATACTTAGGACCGCCGTTATTCTGCCATTGTGTACCAAACTCATATACATAAGCAGGATCGTTGGGATTAGGTACCCAACTAAAATCAAAATCTGTAGTATCAATATGATCCGGTATGACCCAGTTATCCATTGATACGTCAAGTATGGCTACTACATCATGCACATACTTAATTTCTGTTGCCCCTTCTACTACATAACGTATAGTAGGCATATCTTCAGCACGATAAAAATTATTACCAAATACGTATATGTATGGTTGTTCTGTATTATCAGGATGCCAACTATAGTCAAATGATTTTACTTTAATATTTCCTATAATTTCAAATTTGTCAGGCTGTTGTTTAGTTTTTGCTTTTTGTAAATCAATATATTTTATTTCTGTTGCACCGTCAATAATATATTTAGGCCCACCATTCTTTTGATGCTCAGTTGCAAACTCATAGATGTAGGGTGGGTCGTTAGGATTAGGGACCCATCTAAAATCAAATGTTGAATCTTCTACGTTATCAGGTATGATCCAGTTTTCTTTGCTAGGTGCTAAAGTTCCCCAACAATCCTGTACATATTTCTTTTCAGTGGCTCCCGGTACGTGATACTCAACAGTTGGCATAGTAACAGCACTATAATACTGATTGCCGAACACATAGATATAGGGAGGTGATGTATTATCTGGATGCCAAGTATAATCAAAATGCTCTAAGTTAATTCCTGGTAAAATTTGCCATCCGCTATCATTTTTTCTAGGTAATGCCCTAGCCCTTATACCGTCTACACATTTAATGTCTGTTGCACCCTCACAAACATATCTGGGTCCGCCGTTGCGTTGCCACTGTGTACCAAAATCATAAATCATTTCTGGTTCTCTAGGATCAGGTCTCCAAGAGAAATCAAAAGTTGATAGGTCTATATAATCAGGTATTTGCCAACGTTCCCAGTCGGGTAATAATTCTACTACCGTTGACATATACTTTACTTCTTCTGCGCCAGGAACGATGTATTCCATGACATGTCCTAATTCTACAGGAAAATATCTGTTTCCCCAACGGTAAATGTAGGGAGGATCATTTGGATCAGGATGCCAACCGAAATCAAATTTTGATTCATCAACTTTATCAATCAAAACAAATTCTTTTGTTTTAATATTTTTTCTTTTTAATCTAGTAACATCTGACCTATAAATTTTAACATCACTATCGTTATTACAAACTAACCATGTGCCACTATCTTTTTGATATATGCTAGGCCATATATTAATATGATTTTCTGCCCAAACTTCATCATCTGATAAAAATTCAAAGTCAAAGTCCCAATCAAATCCGGAGTAATCACAAAATTCGTTAATTATCCAAAAGTGTTCAGTTGTGGCTTGTTGCCTAGCATCATCTAGGTCTTGTGCAGGTCTTTCACGTGGATGAACGTTTGGCTTAGCGCCGTAATAAAAAACATCTCTCAGCATAATGTTTACTTATGATACGACTTTTAGTTTGTATAATTTTTCAAAACGGTCAGCATCTGATCTATCATTGACCATGGGTTCACCGCGTATATTGAGTGATGTATTGAGCAGCATAGGACAGCCTGTTTTAGCATACCATGCTTCTAATAATTGTCGTATCCCAGATCCATCTTTTGGAACTGTCTGAACACGACTAGTGCCGTCGTGATGAACAATAGCAGGATAAAGGTCAGGATGCTTGCAAGTAGCGATGACTTGCATATACCTACTATCACGCCAACCACGAGGCATAGAAAAATACTCATTAACATACTCTTCCAGAATGACCGGTGCAAAGGGTCTAAATTTTTGTCTACGTTTGATTTCATTTACTTTATCTTTTATTTCTGGGCCTCTTGGGTCTGCTAATAAACTACGATTGCCAAGCGCCCTAGGGCCAAATTCTGCTTTACCGCTGGCAACACCTACCATCTTTTTCTTAATTAATTGTTTAATTACTTCTTTAACTGGATATGGACCTTTGATATCAGTACCTAAAAATGCATTAGTCCAATTAACTTTTTTGCCATAACCTAATGCTGCTGCACCAAGACTATTGCCAGCATCACCCGGGTTAGGCATAATCCATATATCATGCCAATACTTACCTAACAATCTATTAGCAAGACAGTTCAATGCCACACCACCACCATATACAAGATTAGTGCTACGACCTATGCGTTTGGCTCGCATCATAACTTTTTCAATTAGTGTTTCACAAAGAACCTGTGCGCTTGCTGCGATGTCCATATCGTCTGCTTTATCTAAAAAATTATTAGACCCAAGTCCTATATGTAAATTTTGTTTAAAATCTAAATTTTCTAAATTTTCAAGTAATTGACTTGCCATACGTGTAGCATGGCTAGGCTTTCCATATGCTGCCATACCCATAAGGATATATTCTTCATCCATAGGACGTAAACCTACACGCTGTGTCATGGCACTATAGAACATACCTATGCTGTTAGGATATTTCTTGCTCCATAGTTTCTTATATTGTGCATAGCCGTTGTCATCATACCATGCGTCCCATATAGTAATACAGTCCATTTCACCTATAGCGTCTATGACTACCACTGTAGCATCTTCAAAGGGACTTGTTTGAAATCCTGCGGCTGCGTGTGTCTTGTGATGCACATGAGTTTTGATTGTCATATCATCAAACATTTCTACAAGGTCAGCACCTATAATCTGTTTGACGCTTAATGGTCCAATCTTCTGTCCTGCACGAAATTGACGTATGGCCTTCAACCAAGGTTTTTCATAGTAATGAATTTGATATGTGTCATTTACATACGACAACGCTTCTTTAATTATACCCTGACACAAATTTGCATCATGCTTCTGTTTACTGTAACGCTCACTATGGCCTGCAAATAGGATATTACCCGAGTCTGAAATAACAGTTATTCCTGCATCGTGAAATCCGCAACTTATTCCTATATGTGTCATATGCTTGACTCTTTATTTCTGTTTATACCATTAATTATCTTAATTATCTCTTTGGCTACAAAATCATGCACAGGTTGGCCAAAATGACCTCCCGGACAATGGATATTTTCATTGCCTAAACTGTAGGCAATTTTTAACATGTCTACAGCAAAGGTTAAATTAGCATACTCTTTTAATATAATTAAGTCTTTATAATCAGTAAAATCTCGTTCCCAATATGCTAAATCTTGATGATTGTGTCTACATGCAATCCAGTTTATGGCTATGGCATTTACTTTACAAAACCCATTTAAAAAAATTACATTTTTATAAAAATTTATTAGGTTATGATAGTTTGTTTCATAAGTTATTTTATACTTAATGATTGAATCAAGAATTTCAGCGGTTGCGCTACGTTCTAAAATATTTAATAAATTATAACATTTCCAATATTCATTATCTGTGGTATTATGTATTCCTAACTCAAATCTGTGTGGATTAGTTATACCTATAAATGCCTGTATAGGTATGTTTGGATTATTCTTTTTAATCTCAATTAAGTCAGTTACAGATGTGCGCACTATGCGATCCATACTGGAGCCACCTAGTCCTTTATTATAGGTTATAAACTTAGTTGCTTTAGCGACCTTTCCCGCAAAACACCGTTCACGTTCGATTTTTGCCAGCTCTAAAACTCTTTTTTCTCTTTCACCTTGAACTTTTCCATACCATTTCCAATGAGCACCTTTAATATTAACAGTGAATGGATGAACAAAAGGTTTTAGTCCAGGATAATCTGGAAGAAGATCATCGGCTAATTCTGAGCCTGCAACAAAACTATCGCCATTAAAATACAGTATCATGCATAGAACTTATTTGTAAATGAAAGGATCTCTCTTACGTAATTCTTTCAATCTTTTACGATATTGAATTTCACGCATTACTTTTTTCCATAAATTTTTAAAAAATTTCATATAACACCTCTTGCTTATTTATTAAGGACGTATTTTTGTTTTTAACAGTTTTTGATTGTAGGACAATATCGGCATCATACGCTCATATAATTCATTACATTGCGTAATTGTCATAGAATCAATTTCAGTAATTAAATCAAAAATTTTAACTAGACGTTTTTCATGGTTCTCTATATTGTCGTAACTTTCATCCCAAAATTCATTAAAAGTTTGAAATCCTTGTGACTTTAAATATTTTAAAGTATGGGGCGGACCTACTACAATAAATGGTTTGTAATAAGAAATTGCCTGATGTATTTTTTCACTATAAGTTGCCATGGGTTGAGCAAATCGTGTCTCGCAAATTATTTCGCAAAATATATTTTTATAATGTTCTTCTATGGCAAATAAGTCAATTTTATGTATAACTCTATGTTGAGGGAAAGGATTTTTGAAATAATTGTGTTCAATTTGAGAACTTTCTGTAAAAGTAAAATCTAATAAAAAAGGACTTTTTTCATTAATAGTGTCTACACCTTTTTTAATACTATCTCTATACCTATCCCATATCGGTTTGTTTAAATTAAAGTATGGACCATAACTCATATGTTCATACTCGCATTTAAAGTTCCAACTAATTTTACTATCTAAGTTACATAAAAATGAAACTACAAGATTTCTGTGAAATGTATATCTATAATTCAAACTTAAAAATTTTATTGTATGTTTATAATCAAGATAATTTGGATCTATAATTTTTTTAAACCATCCACCCTTTAAACAAATATCATCAGTAATTAATTTTAACTTGTCTTTATAATATGGAAAATATTTTTCTACATCATATTCATTAACATGGACTCTTACATCTATTGCCTTATTATTAGCAACAAATTTTAAAATACTGTCTAATTCATCACTACGCAAATTATCATAATTTACTTTATTAAATTCACTATAAAACCATTCTGTATGTTTGGTTCCCCCTTCTTGATAAATTTCTTGATTTACTTGATATGCACACATAGGTTCGTACAAGTAAATATCTAATCCTTTTTCATTAATATCATTAAGTGATGCCTGACTATAAATTAAACTTTCTAATTGATGTATATTTTCGTTTCCTAAATATATCATGCAGGGATTACCATAATTATGATGTATACTTTCTTTTAGTCGTTTAATTAAATGATTGTCTATAATCCAAGGTCTGTCATGTATGTTATATTCATATAATTTATTATTTTGATGATAAAGACTATTCAAAGGTTTAAGTTTTACATGCATTTTAAGTGTGTACTTAATGTCTAAACTATCTCCTATATTACTCTCCGCGTAGGGTAAATCAGACCTAAAAATGTAATAATCACCCGCATTCCAATTTATAATTCCTTCTTTATCAATTTCAATATAGTGGCCGGGTTTCCAATCTTGCAACATGACTAAAATTGTAACATCGTGTATGTTTTCTGATTTAGCCGGTACAATTTCTACTGCACTTAGTTTTTCTATTTTAAAATCATAATGTTCTATGTTGATAAAAATTTCTTTAAATTTTTCAACAAATTCTATATCATTCTTTTGTAATTGTTCAATAGTCCAAAAAGGAGTAAGGTGTCCGAAAACATAATTTAAATACCCTTGATTTAAATCAATACGAATCATTATTGTCTGTGTATGTCTAAGGTTACACAGTGAAAGCAACCACCTAATGTTCTAGCATGTCTTAGCGGTAGTAATGCTGATTCTATGTTATGTTTCTCTAATAATCTTGCTAACTCAACCTGATGTTCTTCTATTACAACTAAATTTGGATTAATAGATAGCAAATTAACATTTACCCAGGGGCTTGAATTACAATAGCCAGGATAATAACCTATGTCATAGGGTTCAGGAGCATATATAATCTCCCAAGATTGTAAAGGTTTAGGTAGCATATCAACTGACTTAATACGTTTAGGATTGCACAATATAAGACCCTCACGTAATAAGGCTATAGTGCTATCCAAATGCATATAACTATAAACCTTTTCTATAGTATGTACTTTTTTATTAGGAAACAACTGTCGTAAATATTCAGCGCCTTTTTTATTGCCGCTGTTGCTAACAAGATAATATAAATCATCATTTGCTCTTACAATATTAGCAGCATCAAAGCATGGTTCAGTTTCATGCAGTGCCAAAATATCAGGATCTCCTAAACAATTAATATTGTATAATTCTGCTCTGTTGGGTTCAGGTGCTTCTATTACTTTAAAATCTTTAAAATGCTCCGACATGGCTTTGTATTCGCCAACTCTAGCAGTAAGCGCATTAGGTGTAGCTACTGCCACATCGTCCACAATTAATACTGTGTCTCTAGGGCAATAATTATAGTATTTAGGTTTGATGTTTTTATCCGGACGCAAAACTTCAACATGTTCTTTTCTCAAAAAATCACAGAAAATTTCTAAATCTTCATTAGATTCATCTATGACTTGTTGCGGATAAAGTCCATATGGTATTTCGTAACTATGAATTTTATCTGCGTAATTGACTAATTTTAAACTTATATCCGGAATAGGAATAGCAGCATCATCCGCTATACCAACAATTACTTTTTTCAGTGGATCCCATTCATTGCTGCTAAAGTTCATTATTCACCCTTAAAAACTTTCATTTTACTTATATCAGGATATTCTTGATATGTCCAATGTTTAGGCGGTACATCTTTAATTATAGGAAATTTTTTGATACCTAACTCTGCTGTTTCTGGCGGCATATAATAATGATATCCGATCGTATCAATATCTTGTACTCGCCATGGCTTACTTAAATCACGACCATCATAACGCATTTTGCTTAATTTATTATATTGTTCTTCATTGTCTAGTAGTATAACACCGCCTCGTATTAGATTTAAGTGTTTTTGAAACTGAAAACTAATACACATTAGTGTACCCGGTATGTATCCGTTCTCTTTCCAATACACTGCTGCGTCAACAATATTAGTGTTGTTTAAATAATAATAATTTTCCCATAGTTCATCAGTCCAAACATAGGGTATTCCTAATTTTGTAAATGTCATAGGTATGCTTGGATACGTATGGCGAGGACAGCCTGTAGTTTGAGGTTTTATAAGTCTTAAACATAATTCTACCGCATGTGTACAACAATCTGTTGCTACTGCATATGGCGCATTAAAATATCCTGCAATTAATTTTTCAAAATCATGAACCGGCTTCATTAGGCACCTTTGATTTAAATGATACTACTTGTTCTTTTGGTTTAGAGACTTCTAAAGTTTTTGGTTTTTTCCAAGTTTCGCCGCCGGGTACTTCAATTATATATTTTTCCCAGTCGCTCCAATCTCCTTCACCTTCCCATACGTGGTCAAATGTAAAATTAACACACTGATTCAATATTCTTTCTTCTTCAAGTAACCACATAAATTCTTCGTGGTTTCTCCCTGCATCGCCCCACTTAGGCTTAGCAAATATTCTACTGCGCTTTGCTGTGTTAATATCATAACGGCTATAGTCCTGAGCAAAGAAAGGACTTCTACGTTCAAGTGGATCCGGAGGATTTACATTTGAAGGTGGTTGAATAAATTTGATCCAACTTTTAGCCTTCCATTTACCTTCATCTGTAATTTCAAAGGTATGTTCTGCCCACATAGGACCAGCGTTACGATTGCCCCATTCTTTCATGTCTAGGTCTTCGTCAAATATCATAACTCCTTTAAAGCCGCCTCTGGTGCGCCATAACATACGCCAAAACGCAAACATTTCATTAAACATACTATCAGCAAAAGGACTGATATTAGGTTTGGCTATGTTGTAGTCAAACTTTTCATATTCAATTTCTTTAAACAAATGTGGATGATTAAAATCTATTTTATAATGAAATTTAGGCAAATTTGATCTATTAGGTATGACTACCGGCTTATCAAATTTTATGTTTTGTAAAAACGCAGCGAACATTTTCATGCGTTTTACAACGTGCATTTTACTCAATTTAAAGTCTTTTGTAATCCAATTATCCATGTACATATGATCTAGTACATTAAATCTTTCTAAATTTTGTCCTACAATACTTGTCGGGCCTAATCCAAAACCAAATCCTGCAGCGATATTTACTATTGATGTATTTCTATTACGCCATAAGAATGTCATTGTATCAGCAAAGTCTTGGTGTTCTTCGGTAGGAAATCCAATTAACCAATTAGTAAAAGCACCTATATTTGTTGTTGCGCCATCACGTAGATTTTGCTCCATCTCTTTAATAGTAACACCTTTGCTCATATCGTTGAGAACTTTTTGACTACCTGACTCAATACCGTAATTAAGCATTCTACAGCCACCGGCTGCAAGGTCTTTAAAGTATTCAAGATCCATGCGACCATCACAACGAGCATAACCAGTCCAGTTTATTTTAAATCCCTTTGCTGCTACTGCCTTTACAAAGGCACGCAACTCATTTACGTTGCCATTAACTAGACTATCAATAAACCAATATACATCGGTACCATAATTGTAGTATAGATGTTCAACTTCGCTTACAGCATCTATTGACTGACGCTGACGATAGCGCCAAAAGTGTGTTTCTTCACAGAATGTGCATTTGGCTGTACATCCGCGACTTAACTGACTACACACACCATTTGGAAAACGATACTCATTAAAATCAAAGTGACTATAATCGGGCAGAGGTAAATTACTAATGTTAATACGTTGTTCTTCTGGTTGGCGACGTATTTGTACCTCATCGTATGTTACACCGTTTTCAATTTCATCTAATATATCTAAGAATATTTGTTCCCCTTCACCATTACAAATATAATCATATATTTTAGTTCGTTGGGCTTCTTCAGTTAATCTGCCTATTTGATTATGAGTATTACTTCCGCCTATTAATATTTTAACATGCGGTAATCTTTTTCTAATTTCTTTACACATATATTTAATAGGCTCTTCATTGCAATAGTATTGACTGAAGCCTATCACATCAGGTGGGTTCTCACAAATTTTGTTAAGATGCTCGTTAAATAAAGGTTCTACGAAAGGATGAATATCAGTGTAATAGTTTGATGCTAGCCATTTCCATTCTCTAGTCCCGTCCCATGGATCAAAGTCCATTATTCCAGTTTGAACGTGGTGTCGCAAATATCTATAGGCTTTAATGTTTAAATCTAGTGCGGTAGTCTCATAGCCTGCACGTTTTGCAACAGCAGTTAAAAGTGCTGTGTTGTACGGCGGAAATTCTGGAGCCCATTCGGGCATCAATATCATTAGTATCTTTGTTTTTCTTGTAGCATAACTTACATCAACATCAGTTACGTTTTTCTGTACACTATTTTTTGCATAGGGAGCAATTGCTTCCATCATTACAAGATGTTTAGCATCAGCAATATCAGGAGTTGGTTTTTCGTTGGGCTTCCATTCTTTTTTGGCTAATGCCATAAACTCTTGATACATAATTAATCCTCAAATAGACTATCGATGGGAGGTCCTACTCTATGATCTGTAAGACTCAAAAGATATTTATAGTTATATTCCACTATAGGTTTAATATTTTTTTGCCATTCTAACCACTCATTTTTTGTAAATTTTTCCAAACGTTTAATTTCCTTTACTATCATATCAAATCTTTTATCCGGGTCCTGTTCGTTGTCATAACTTTCGTCTATATATGGGTGAAAAGTTTTATAGCCTCTTTGTTGTAACACCTTAAGTGTTCCATGCCAGGCTATTGCTATAAAAGGATGTTTAAGTGCTAATGGTTTATAAATCTTTTCACTTAGGAAAAGTGTGTCCATATAATCAAAAAACGGACTCTTTTTTGAATCGTAAGGTTCATAAAGAGTTTCTGCGACTACGCTGAAATAACTTTCTTGATGGTAAATTAAATCATCGGGGCAAACATCAACTGGATTATGTCTACTTTCAGTAATGTTTAATCTAAGAGGAAGTTTGTCTTTAATAGACAATATTTGTTTATATTCTTCATCTGAAATTAAGGGTAATTTACTGTAGTTTTCGGGTTCCAACCAACCGGGAAATTGTCCTTCAAAACTAAAAAAAGATTTTTTAAGCCAATCATTTTTAATGGCTGCTGCTAAAAAGCGTAATCTATGATGTCTGTGAAGTTTATTAAAACATACAAATAATTTTTCTTTTTCTTTTATTTCATATGGTTGATTCAAATCAGGTTGATGTAGCGTATGCCAATATATAGTTTGTTCAAAATGATGTGCTCCTATAACGGTAAGTCTGTTATCCCAACCATATTTTTCACAAATTTGATCATAAAATTCTTGAGCGTGGGGTACGCCTACTGTAAAAATTAAATCTTTTTTGGGTATTTCTTTACATAGTTCAGCAATAGTTTGAACTTTAAATAATACTGAAAACAAAAAAGTTTCGCTACTGTTAAAGAAAATAATTTTCTTTACAGGTTTTTTACTAGGTGTACCATGATATGCATCACGTACTTCCTTAACTAACTCTAATGTACTTCTTGAAACTATACTATGGTCTACAAACGTAGAAGCATAGACCATGTAAAATTCGTCTTGCCAATATTTTAATTCAGGAAAACTACGTAAAGTGGCTTTAAGAGGACCAGACATAAAATCTGATCCTGCTATAGTAGTATACTTGTTTAAGGATTTAATTTTTTTTTTCTGGTGTCGCCGTAATGAATAATTTCAGCATTACATTGATCTTTTTCTAGTTTGCGCCAAGGATCAACTACTGTTACATAACTAGGTAGTGAGCCAATAAGTCCCTGAGTCCATTTATCCCAGTATCCTATAAGATATACATTTGCCCACTGTGGGTCAAGTTCTAGATCATTTGTATTTTGATCATAATATCTTACTTGTCCGCCGTGTTTTTCAATGTAGTGTCCGACAAGCATACTTGCGCTACCATTAGTATAAGGCACTGCAGGCTTATATGCCTTACCAATTATAACAACTCTTGTTCCGTACTTTAAACATGCCAAAGCCATGCGCTCTGCTTGTTTCTCTCTTGCTGTCATAATAGCATCAAATAAATCATAACCTAAATCAAGACGCTCTGCAAGATAGCGCAATGCTATATTGTCACGTGGATGACAAGCGCCGGCGTCTCCTAAGGCTGCCTTCATGTATGCAGGGCCCATAATTCGATGTGTTGATTTTGCTAATGCATTTGTTACAACATCAACATTCATGTTGCCGTTAGTCTCAGCAACATCTTGTATCATATTAACTAATGCTAACTTTGTGCTTATAAATGTATTATAGAAAATCTTAATTGCCTCTGCTTCATCCCAGGTACCTACTTCATAACGAGGGTTATTTTCCATAAACGGTTTATAAAACTCTATCAATTCTTGTGCATCACCGGTAAGGCTACCATCTTCAGTACCAATAATTACCATTTCAGGATTTACCATATCCCATTTTACAGTACCCATAGCGATCAAATATGGATTATAAATGAATCTAGCATTGGTTATATGTTGCACTAAATGATTTCTAACTGTGCCAGGTAAAACTGTAGAAATTAGTACTACCAATTTTTCTTTAGTGGCATACTTATTAACTTCTTTCAATATTTCTACTACAGTACTATAATCAAAATCTTTATTGGGTAAGTGACTAGTAGGAGTCTCTCCGCCATAAATCGGGTCATGTGGAGTAGGGGCGGCAATGAATATAATATCGCCGTGGCCTACTGCTTCTTCTATGCTTTTACACATGCCGAATCTAGGTTCAACTACAGGATTAACATCGTATCCCATAACGATATAATGTTCAGACATGACTTGGGCACAATCTTTACCCAACTTACCTACACCAATCATTGTTACTCTTTTAATCATGAATTCCTCAAATTTAGTTTTATTTATTTGGATAAAATATGTAGGTTAAATTAAATGTAAATTATGAAAATAATTACTATTACTTTCTACTATATTATTAAACCATTTTTCAATTACTGTCCTTTCTTTTAAATCTAAAAGTTCAGTATTATACTGTAGGACTTTCTCTGCGTTTTTGTCTGAAATATTGAATCCTAAATTTTTTAAATATTCCATATACATTTTTGGATTAGGATGATAATCTTGGAATGGCGTTTTCCATGAGGAATATGATATAGATGTCCAGTGATATTGATGCCCATTTATCCAACCGCCCTTGCCGTCTTTAACAAATTCATATAGACAATTTGGCATGTCAAATATCACATCTCTATATAAATCAACTACATCATCTAATCCTACATCTCCTGTATAATATCTTATGTCATATATAGGATCGACTGCTTTTAAAACAACTGCGTGACATGGTAAATATCGTAACGAATTCATCGTGGTAGACATTAAACCTAAATCTCTAATAATATAACCGCGTACACAAGTATATTTTTTAATAAATTCTTTAGAATAAAAATCTTGTGTCCAAATGTTTCCAGGAGTTTGCCAACCGTTTTCAATATAACGATCTTCTCTGCTAAACGTGCTCCACATAATCAGTACTAAATCTTTGTCTGTAAATCTATACTTTTGATTAGCACTTGATATACGCTCAGTAATATAGAGATTGCCTGCCCCCGAACTACCAAAATTGTATATTAATGTATCCTCATTTGTCTCCATAGATAGAATATTTGCCCAAGTAGGCCAAGTATAGTGTGTAAAACTACAACCAAAAATGAACACGCGGCTATAAGATTTAAAATCTATGTCTTTATAATTCCTAAAGTCTAAAATCATAAAAGTTTTCTCACAAAGTTCTTATGGAGTAATTCGCATTTAGGATCATCTCCCCTTAAAAATGGGGCAGTCTTACTAATAATCATTTTTTGATTGTGTTCACAAATAGGTTTTACATTGTCTATAAAAGTTTGTATCTCGTCATTATTGTAATTGCAAATTTTTTCGATCTCTTTAATTATTTTTTTAAGTCTTTCACAATCATCAAATTCATTATCGTAACTTTCATCTATATAAGGATGAAACGTTTTATATCCTATTTCTCGTAATAATTCTAAACTTTTCGGTACGGTAACAAATATAAAAGGGTGACCTACGGCGATAGGTTTGAATATCTTTTCACTTAGAAATCTTGCCTCATTCATTCCTTCCCCATGATAAAATGTAGTTTCAGTAACTACACTTACTAAACTATTAAGGTATAGATAAAGACTTTTGCCTTCTAGATGCGGTTTATTTTCTACTAATTCATCAGTATCTAGATAAAGTTCTGGCATATTTAATATGCTTTGCTCATTGTCGGTTAAGAGTTTAGAAATTTCTGCATCTTTACTATGATGTCCTTTAATCCACCACCAAATATCATTCCATCCTCGACAATCATCACTACGTGCTAAACTTACATATCCTTGTGGAAGCAAATTTTTAGCATGTAATAATGCGACTAATGTAGGCCTGTGTAGGCGCCATCTACGATTAAAATTCAAGAATCGTTTCGGGTATGGTTGATATGTTAATACTTTGCTATAATCAACACTTATTTGTTGCGCTTCTATGCTTATTGATTCTTCAAACTCCAATAACCATTCTACGTTCATATACTCAAAATTATTTTCATCAGCATATTTTTTAACTGCTTTACCTAAATCTGCTGCTTCATTTGCTATGTAAATTTTATGAGCTGGAATACCGGCATCAACAACTAATGATTGATAAAGGGGTTCAACTATGTCTAAAAAAGCCTCATGTGTATTTGCCAAATACAAATATGTTCTACTATCTGTTTTTATTTTATCCAAAATAACTTCAGGCATTACAGAGTCTATAGGAAAGACATCAAATGCGTCACCGTGAAAAAATTCAATATACCAGTAATCTTTATCATCCCAAGTTCTTAACAACCATATTAAACAACCGTCGGCCTCATGACGTATCCAGTTATCATTTTCATTACCAGTTCTAGAGGTATGTAAATATTTAAAGCCCAATTTATATTGTTTATTGAGTAAAGCCATATATTAAAAATTAATTTCTACCATTTTTCCCGGTTTGTAATTGTCTATGCATTCAATTATAGCATTCGCTAATAACTTATGCATTTTAAGTGATAAATGGCATTCTCTAGTTTCATTTGATAAATTTTGAGGCCACTCGTCCTTTCTGCTCAAAAGCATTAAAGGAGGTCTTACTTCTGCACAATTTTCAAAACGATGAAAGTATTTAATATCTTTAAAGTTCACTGAATCATAAATTTCCCATTTATTAAGTGGTACCTGCGAGAAAACATGTAAGTTAATAAATTTTACTGATGGAAAATCAAGAACCATATGATCATACATGTTCATTAGTGCAGACATTTCAATATCTGGTTTTTCAGTAAGGGCAAAGTGTTTATAATAGTTGATTGCGGCTTTATACACAGGGTTGTTAATATCTGTTGTATCGGTAACTTTTCTATTTGCTATGCTCTCATTTAAAACAGGCATAAAATTATTGTATAATCTATTAATATCAGACCAAACAAATATAACAACATCTGGCACAGATTCATTTTTCATGTAATCAAGAAAATTAAAAAATGCTGACCACGGACCAGTTCCGCTCACCCCTCTGAAATCGACATCAGCATTATACTTTGATCTTAGAATACCTTCATAGACCTGTGGTATTAAAGGATTACCCTGTTGTAATCTTAATATAAAACTATCTCCAAAACCTACAATTTTCATTTTGTCACTAATTTGGTTAAATAAGGTTTATCCATCTTATAGGATTCTATTTCTACTAATAAACCAGGTTCATACTTATCTATACAATTTATAATTGCTTCGGCTACAATTATATGCATAGCCTCTGTTAAATGGCAAGTCCGCGTTTCTAAATGCATTTTGTTACCGCCGGGCCAACCATCTCTGCGACTCATCCACATTAATGCTGGTCTAACCTCTGCACAATTTATAAATCTATGATGATAGTCTAATTGTTTTGGTCCTAGTTTATCATAGTGATCCCACCATTGAAAACGCTTTAAATAAGAAAAGTTATGTAAATTAATAAATTTTATGTTAGGATAATTAAAGACAAATTTATCAAAATACATCATTAAAGAACGCAATTCATAATTTTCTTTTTTATGATCCGCTATATATAATCCATAATCTAAAGCTGCCTGGTAAATTTCTGAATTAATATGGTTTTCTTGTATTTTATTCTTGCAGGTACCCCGTGTAGTATCAAGGATGTTAGGATGATATAAGGATCTGCACGCCTCACTCCAGCCGAATAAAACAACATCAGGTAGAACCTCTGCTTCTTTAAGGTAGTTTCTGCACTTTATAAACGCATGCCATGGACCAGAACCAGGATCGCCATAAAATTCTACGTTAGTTTCGTCAGCCTTATAATTTTTTAATAATAAGCCCTGATAACATGCAAATTCATAACTCGATAAATTGTGAACATCATGTTGAAAACTATCCCCGAAAGCAACTATTTTCATTCAAATACCCAAAATTCTTTCATATATGGTAAATAATCAAATATCTTTCTGTTTCTATATTTATCCAGTGGTTCAACAAAATCACGCATCCTGCGCCAATGAGCGAGACGTATTTTTTCATCTACCTTAGCCTTTAACACATTTGTTCTAATATTTTCAATAGCAGGTAACCACTTATCTTCAAGGTTAACTGTTTTTAAATAATTTTGTAGATCATCCAACATGATTGCTGTTTTATTTTTTAATTCTATTGGAGCATAAGCAGGATTAAAATAACTAGGATTGTTTACGCATTGTACGTGCGGCAACGATTTTAATATTCCGCATCCTTCATCAGCAACCTGTGTTTCCCACCATTTAACAATATCACCAAATGTTAATAGATTCAATGATGTTACTGTATGACTTAAATTAATATAATAATCGCCGTTTTGTTTAGCAATATTTTTTATACTATCTAATTGACTAGTTACTTTTTTCCATGTAAAGGGATATCGTATGTATTCGTTTACTTTTCCTACACCATCAATACTGACTGTTATGTGTTTAGTGCTAAATTGACTCCACAGTTCTAGCATCTCATCACTTATACCTGTTAAATTAGTAACAAATCCCAATGTAATATCTTTGCTACGTCCTTGTTCTATTAACCTTTTTAACAGATAGGTAACAGCATCATTGATTGTAGGCTCGCCGCCCGCAAACTGCACTGCTTTTAAGTTAGTCAACTTATCTAATATTGGTGCAATATTTTCTTCTTTAAACCAATTTAAGTTTGGATGATTCCATACAAACCCTGTAATATCTTCTTGCTCTTTAGCCCATAGTGAACTGGCTGAACTATTGCACATCAAACATGCACTATTACACTTGTTCCCTGTAGTAACATCTAATAAAAAGATTTTACTAAAGTCTGTAACTTCAGGATTATCTACACGCCAACTTTGTCCGGTTTTTTCTTCCACACCAGCAAGCGTGTGATTAAAGATTTGTCTTGTGCTTGCTTGTCCAACATCTTCACGTATCTTACATAAATTACATATAGGATTCCATTTGCCTTCTAACATGTCTTTACGTAATTTAACCATGTTTTCATTGTTAAACCATGTAGGCAAATGATTTCTATAATCTGCTAATTGATGGTCTGTTTCACGCCAAAAATATGTATCAACAGCGCAGCAAGGTCTGCTTCCGCCATGTGGGCCAAAACTTACTGAGTTAAATGCTAATGAGCAATATAAATCTTTAGGCATTTTGTTTTACCGGTGCACGTTTACTTATTATAATGTCAGTGCCGCAAGTACATTGCATTTTTTTACAGATGACTGGACGTGACATAAGTTGTATATCTTCATATATATTGCCTAATATGGGGCCCTGTCCACAACTCGCTGCTGTAGTATGTCCGGCACTGTTAATAAACAACGCTTCATCTACATTACATTCCCAACCAGTAAAGAAGTTTCTGCGTTCTGCGACTATACGGTTTCCGTTTAAGGGTTGTTCTAATCCAGATTCATAAACTTCTTTACTAGCGCACTGCCACTTACTGCCTTGTGGTTTGTCTATTGTAGTTTTACTTTCAAAGGTATGAGTTTTGAAAAATTCATGCATCCAAGGTTCGCTATAGTCCCATGGTGCAACATTAATATCAATATCGCTAAACAATGGTACCCATTCTAGGTTATAGTTTTGTAATGTTGATTTTACTTTTTCGCCAAATTCCATAACTTCTCTAAATCTATCTTCTTGCATCATCATGCGACTACAGAGATAATTTACTTTATCCTGCAAAAATATTAGATTGTCAAGGTATCTGTCACGATTAGCAAAGTCAATATGAAAACTTGCTACTACATCGTGAAACAAATGATAATGCTCTTTCCACCATTGCGTACTACGGCTTAAATTAGTATTGATACCAATATGAGGATCATCAATACGTTCTTTCAACCATTTAATTAGAGGTATCAAAAATGGCCAAACAGTTGGTTCGCCACCACTGAAATAAAACTTATAACCCTTCGTACCCTTACGTTCAAACTGTGTGATAATTTTATCTAAGTTAAATTTAATTCTATCAAAATCTTCTGGTTTTCCATGTTTAGGGCCTAATCCTGCCCAATTACCCGGATTGCAGTACTTACATTTAAAGTTACAAAAATCATTAACCTGCCAAGTGATATTGACATATGGATGATACATTGGTTTAATTTCAATTAACTTATCCATGTTTTGCTCTATAACCGTCTAAAAATTTCTTATAATTTTTAAATTGATTACTATAAGTTTCGTTATAAGGAATATTGATAATTGAATTTTCTAGTGCAGCCATTGTGTCTTTGTTCACAGTAAAATATTTTAAACCACTATCATGCTGTCTTGCCTTTTCTCTAATTCTAGGTATACACTTCATACGATCCTCATTTGGTATTGATGCTAAACCCAAATATAAAGGATATGATAATGTAATAGGCCACCATTCAACACGCTTCTGATATTGCTCTGCTTCTTTTGCTAGCAAATCCCATATTTCTGTAACATACTGATAATTTAAGGCCTGTAAAACCGTGTAGCAAAGTATACGCCAGTTAGGACGAGTACTCGCCATTTCAAATACTTTCTTAATATTTTCACGCACTACGTCCCACTTAGTACCATAGCGTATGTATTCTGCTACACCACCAATACCGTCAATACTCATCTGTATTTCAACGTTATCAAAATTACTTAAAGCCTCATAGAATTTTGGATTCCATGTTGTCATATTGGTCGTAAATTCAATCTTACAGTTTCTATTTCCTGCTGCAATTAATTCTTCAAACATCTTATAGTTTGCTTTAATAAGTGTTGGCTCGCCTCCCGTCGTGTATAGGCGTCGCAATTTAGGTGCCATACGTCTAAAGTTTTTATAAAACATTTCTGTTTCATACCATTCAGTAATTTCGCTTTTTTCTACAAGATCGTAATCATCTTGCCACTTATCCTGTAACCAATCTAGTTTTTGTTCTTTTAGCACGCCTGATTTTAAAATCTCTTTACGCTCATCTTGAATAAGTGAACTACTCATGCCCCAACATGTTATACATTTTAAATTACATTGATTGCCCAAACGTAACTCAAGGCTTAAAGGTAGCATGTCTAACACGCTATACATCTTTTTGTTTATACCATCATATTCTGTAATACTGTTTAAATGATTTGATAATTCATTATCATTTTCTTGTCTTATCAACCACATTTTATTTTGTCCTTTTCTAGGACTGTGGCCACTTACTTTTTCCATTTTATAACAATCTAAACAATCTCCAGATCCATTATTTTGTCTATGTAGATCACGCACGTTTTGCATATGATCTGAATTCCAGATTGTGTCGATATCATCATATCCTAAATTAAAAGGCTTTGCAGGTTTACCATAACCTACAAAATAATCCATAGCGATACTACAACATAATTTGACATTACCGTTTGGATTCGTATTAAGATTGAGCCATGGCAGTACACAAAACTTCTTCATGTTTCCTGCTAGCCAATTAATTTTTTTATCGCTTGGTACGTCTTCAGGAACTTTAGGTACAGCGTGAACTACCCAATTTAAATCCATAGTGGTTTTAACTCCGGAAATGTTATTGTTAAATTTTCATTTCTTAAATTGTCGATTGTAGTTATCACTGCCTTAAATTCAGGAATCAATTCTCTATGATCTGCGCTATCCATATAATCTAGTATACCCTTTACGGCGTGTATTGTTTGTGGCCAAGCATTATTATCAGTTAACCACTGTATATACTTTTCATATAATTTGTGTACTTCCTTTTTTTGCTCTGGGGTTAACATTGTAATACTAAAGTAACGCGGATGTGTTAATATGTTAACACGAATGTTATTGATATTCAAGAGTCCTTCTTCGACCCAAGTTCTGTGAAAATCAAAAAGGCTATATACACTGAATATACTTACTGTGGGGGTTATTTCAAAATAAACATCTGGGCAACTTTCAATCATCTGTCTACGATTCTTTACAATACGATCCCAGTCTGTGCCTTTACGACTATATTCTGCACGATCTCCATATGTATCTAAACTTGCTGCGACACGTACATCCTTAAACATTTTCCAATAATCTAATATTGACTTCTCTTTTAATTTTAAGGCACTAAAGTTAGTAGTATAACGTAGACGTACATCTGTTCTGCCCTTTTCTAACCAATAGTCTAATACTTGGTAGTGTTGCGGTGTGATTAATGCTTCGCCACCAGCAAAGTAAACTTCTTCAACATAATCTAAATGCTGTTTTAAATCATCCATAAAAAATGGATTATTCTTTAAATCAATAAACTTAGATTTGGACCAAGTGGGGAACATCTTTACTTGATCGTCGTACCAACTGCTACTTAAATCAGGGCCGCACGTTCTACAGCGCATGTTGCATAAATTACTAAAACGTATATCCATATAATACATTTTGTAATCATTTATACTACCATCGTCATTTGTCTTGTCAAACAAATCCATATGATTACTAAAACTTTCTAAACTATTTTTTCTTAATGTCCAACTATCTGCGCTTGTCTCTAATTCGTAACAACGCATACATGCTTTTGGTTTTTCGCCATTTAGCATTTGTCTGCGCAGTTCTTTAAATTTTTCATTATTGATTAATTTGTTAATATCTTCCTTATAGACATTACCAAATACCTCGCTACTATCGCTCATACAGCAAGGAAATGTATTTCCATTTGGCCATATATGCATATGCATCCAAGGCATTAAACATACAACATTTTTATCTATTGATTTACTCATGTTATTAATTCTTCTAGTTCCGGAAATACATTTGCAAATTGTTCTTCACGTAAATTATCTAAATGTGATGTTTCCTTCTGAAATTGCTCTTTATGTCTTTCCCAAGTGTTATCTGCTAAAACCCATTTTTTAGCATCAACTAATGGCTGTACATGATGTGGTTTAAACCCCATCATTTTCATACGTGTAATCACAGTTTCAATACCTTCTATCCCCTGTATTTTAAGATGTACAGGTAATGCCAATGCTGCTATATGTTCAGGGCTTATCATGTTGTAAATGGTGTTTGATCTATCTTCAGGGGTATAAAAATTCTTATTTAAGAGATAATGATAGAAAGTACTAAAGGTAACAAAGTTAAAAATGCTTAATACACTGTTTATTTGTGTAGCAACATAGGGAACACTTTTTACTTTTTTAAAGTTTTCTTCAATTTGTTTCCAGTCTGTGCCTTTGCGCATGTATTCTGCTCTTGATCCATAATGATCTAGGCTAGCATAAACTTCTATCTTTTTAGTAAAGTGACTCCACAAATCTAATAGGTCTTTATTTTTAAATTTTAAATTACTCAAGTTAGTATTATATCTTAATCTAACATCAGTACGTCCCTGACGTATCATTTCTTCAAGCATAATATAATGTTCTTCTGTAATTAATGGTTCTCCGCCTGCAAAATATGCCATTGTTATATGTGGAATCTGTTGTAGTACATCATCTACATATTTGCTACGGTTATCTTTATCAATTGTTATAATTGTTCGACCTTGCTTTGCATCTTCATTTTCCCATTGACTACTATAATGACTATTACAAGTTCTACATTTCATATTACATATATTGCTTAAACGCAAATCAAAATAGCGCATTTTAAATTTGCCTATTTCTCCTGTAATATCGGTCGATGCTAATGCTTCGTCAAAAAATTGACCAAACATCTGTTCTTCGTTCATATTATTTCTAAAACTATAAATGCCTTGTTCTTCATGTCTATGACAGGCTTTACAAATAGGATTTTTTATACCTTCTAGCATATCTCTACGCAATTCTTTCATTGCTTCGCTATTCACTAATTCTATTAGTGATTTTTCGTTTGCGTTTCCTACAGGATATAATTGATTACCAATGCAACAAGGAGTGCCTACACCAACAGGAGTAACATGCATACTAACCCAGGGAAGCATACAAAAACTTCCGTTTTTAGTTAATAACTCTTCTTCTGGTGTATACTTCATTGCAATGGATTCAATCTATTTGTTTCTTGGCAAATTCTATAAAAATTTAAAAGTTCAGGAAATATTTCAAGCATATTTGTGTCTCTGCGCTCATCCAACTCATTGAACCAATTATAGAAATCTCTACGTCCTTCTATTAATTTATCTTCATCATATTGAGTTTCACGCATATAATCAACCACACGTTTAAACTTTTCATATTCAATCGTGCTAAATTTTTTGCTTGACTTATCATCTACATTTTCTTTCATAAAATCTAATGCTTCTTCCATAAAAGGCATAAACTCGCCTTTGGGTAAAATATTCATGTCATACTGGAGTGGCTCACGTAGATAAGGAGTATCAAATCTTACGCGGTGTTGTGGGTTGATGGGGTCATCATACCAATCATACATATTACGCCACTCCAATATTTTTTGTAGTAATAATTTAAAAGATGTTACACTAAACAAATTAAATGTAATCATAAAGGTTACAGGACTGTTTGTGATACTCAAATATGTGTGCAAGTTTTTTTCCCATAATTCTATATCAAGGCCTGTACGATTATATTCTGCTCTTGGGCCCCAAGTATCGATACTTGAGAAAAGTTTAAATGCTCTAATTTTCCCTTCGTCACTTAACTTTCTAACCGCCTTACTCATTTTTTCTACAAGTGCAGTCTTTGTACCTAAATTGCTATTAATGTTAAGTTCAAGCCAGGGCATAGGATCTTTATCAATTTCATCAAGCACTTGATATGTACTTCTATGCATAGTAGGCTCACCACCAGTTATACGCATGATGTTTAATGTCTTGCGTAACTCAGGCCACCATTTCCAGAACGCATCAACGTAAGGGTTTTCTTCTTCACGCTGATATAGTTTCATCCAGTCAATATCACAGCGGTGATTTTTTACGCTTGTGACAGGACCATGTTCTTTGATTTCTTGATAGAAACGTGTTGAATATTTTGGATGACAGTACCCGCATTTGAAGTTACATTCATTACCGAAATTAATTTCAAGGTATTCTGGATTAATATTTTGTTCGTGACTACCCTTAGCACATTGATTAAAACGTTCATCTGTAAAAATACTTGCATTTCTAATGTGGCGGTCGCTTACGTAATCAGGACCCATATCCTCTACGTTCCAACAATATTGACAGCCAGAAGGACGTTTGCCCTCTAACATCATTTTTCGTTCTTCTTTTTTCTCTTTAGTATTGTGTAATGCTGACGGATTGTCTACTAATTCCTCTAGTGGAATCTTATGAGGGCGGGGGTGATAGCAACTATGTGTCTCACCCGATTGTAAGTACATAGTGACATGATGCCACTTTGCTAAACAAAAAGTTGACGTTGCTTGATTTTCAACTACTACTTTTATTTCTTTAATTCTGTCAATCTCATAACTCATTACCAGCCCTCTATTTTTCTTATGACATCCATTTCTTTTACTAATGGGCCTAAGTTATGTTTGTCGGAGTTATAGTGTCGTTTAAAAAACTTACTTTGTTCTGCATCAAGTGTGCATATAGGTAAATCTAATTTATTCTGTAAAATATCGCCCAATCGGTCACTTTCGGTAACCGGACGCATATGCTTAAAAATACCATCCCACATTTTTTGTAAGTTGTCGAACCACATTACATTTTTATGATCCCAAATTGTCAACATAGTCATGTAAGTACCAAGACGTGCGCCATATATAGCCCAATCTCCGTTCTCTACATCCATGCCAACATTATGCCATATAGTTAAATTATTGAGGTTACGTGATGCTACTCTTGTTTTAAATTCGTCAACTGTTGGTCTAGCGCCGGCGTCTAAACACATTTTAACTCCCTCACGAAATCCTGCACGCCATGCTTGAAATGGTGTACCATTGGGGTAAGTAGTACTATAACAATCGTACATAGCCCAATAAAGATTGTCTGCACTATCCATACAAAAATCTACTTGTGTGGCCGAACTACCGTCTGTATGTTCATGTGTACGCATGTTAAACACATATTCTTTTGTCCAACTGCTCATGCCACCGTTGCCGTAACGTAATCCATTAATATTATTTGTAGCCTTCCAGCGAAACTGTGCTTTTTTATAAATTGGATCAAGACCAGTAAAGTCAAGTTGAATATTGAAAAAATCAGGTGTAGGTAAATTGTCGCCGTCAATTAATATAAAACGATCAGTCTCACTTGCTTCTGCTGCTGCTTTATGTGCGGCATCACTACCCTTTACGCCATCAACACGTTTAGCATATGGGCATAATTCATTTTTTATTTTATGCCAAAAATGTTCTTTTTGTGGCTCATCATAACTTAGATATATGCAATCTAAGTCAACAACATCTACTATGTCATCCCAACTCATATGTTATTAACACCCATTGGGTAATTTCAATACTACCATCATCAACTATAATACTAATATCTTCTTTAGCACATTTATTGCCTAAAAGACTGTCTGGTTGTAACTTGCTTATAATTGCAGAAGGATTTACTGTTGATAAGCGACCGTTGATAACTCTAACATCAGGGCGAGCTGTAGCAAAAGTAATAGCATCAATAACTATGTATTTGCCTTCAGGTTTCTCGCAGGTATAAAATAATACTTTACCGTTTTCTTCTTCGTAATATAAACGAAATTCGGGAGCCTCAATTTTAGGTGCCTCAAACAATAAGACATAATCTTCTGTTTCATCTTGATTCATATAGACTTCTCTATTTCATAGGCAAATTTTTTCACATGATAGTGAAAAGGATACATTTGCGGTACGGTATTTATACGTAAAGTATGAGGTAATATTTCATAAATTAAAACGTCTGTCCAATCTTCACTAGGCGTGCCATTAATATGTTGCTTCATGTGCACCATAGACATTTCTGGATAATTAGGTAATGTTGTATGTTCTATTCCTATGATGTGCGCTGCTATCGCATATGCCCAGTCAGTAGTAACAGGCTCAGTAGGACTGCATTTAAGCATAGCACGAAATTCAGGCCAGTTTTCAAAAACCATTCTAACGATTTTAAAAAATGTTTCAGCAACATTACTTTTCTTAAAGTATGTTATAGCGTTATAAACATTAGGTAGTTTATTATCTTCAATAAACCGACGATAAAATTTCTGTTTACTAATTTCTTGCTTAAAATCTCTTATGTGTGTGCTTACCACTAAATCTTTATGCTTTAAAATATCCCACCAAGGTTCTATTGATTTTGGCAAATACAAATCTGCTTCAAGTTTAATAGTATATTCATAAGGACTTGCTTCATAAACTTGCCAGTCATTGATAAGTTTCCAGTTACCGCCTTTATCCAAATCTCCATATGGCAAGGCTATCACGCTATCAAAATAACTTGCATCATCTACTTCATCACTAATTAAAGAAACTTTTGCGTCTGGCATATGTTTTTTAATACTATAAGCCAGCATTTCAGCACATTTAACATAGTTAACAAACTCTGTGTTTTGTGCTAAGATTACAAATCCTTTATCCATTTTTAATTAACTCCACATAAATGTCTTTATTCATTACGTGAAAATCCATATCTTTTATAGTAATAAATTCTTTTCTTATTTTACCACGCTGCCAATTGTCAAACAATACAGTATATTCTGTATTGTAAGGAGAGTTACTTGCTGCGATAACATTAGTATTTTTACCTACGTGCATTAAATTCCATGGTATAATATCTTGAGGTGCTATAGTATGACCATTTACTATACGTAATGCTAAAGTTAATGCATAATCATTTCTAAAAATATTTGCTAAAAAGTGATGCATGTTTGCGTAGTGACCAAAATTATTTTGTATCATTTCAATACAATTGAAGATTTGTTCTGCACGTTCTGTTTTTTTAAAAGCAACTACTGTTGCCCATAATGTTTTATAACTGTATACACTTAATACTTCTTGCGGTAATCTAGGCTGCATGAAATACTCTGTGTTGTCATGGCAACAAAAATCATCGTACAAATCAAAACATTTTAACAACTTGTCGCTATTAACAACATAATCAACATCAAGTAATAAAGTTTCTTTATAAGGACTTAATTTATAGGCTTGATATCTTCCTTTATTAATCCAAGGCGCGCCGTCTCTATTATTATTTTTATCTGCCGTGACTAATTTTACTTTATCAAATTTATAATCTGAAATGGCGCTATTTAAAGTCTCTTTATCAGTAACTAATGTAACTGGCAAATTTAAAAAATGATTTATACGCTGGGCAGTATGAACTGCCATGTCATAATAATTATACTTGGTATTGTTAAATGCAAAAAGTATCGCACCGCGACTTTTCTTTCCGCGTTTCATCTCTTTGCCTCTAACTCATTCCATTCTTTTAACCACTCAGTCATAGTCTGTTGATAAACAGATTTTAATTTATGTAGTAAATCTTCTCTATTAATTTTAACGGGATTATTAAAGGTATCCATAACGACTATTTCATCGTCATCAAAAGAATTTAATAAAGTTATAGTTTGCTGATCTGCTTTCCATAAGCCACCTTGATCAGCCAAAGTTAGTCTACTATCATATTTTTCTTTTAAGTAGGCTTTCGCTGAATTGTGACTAAATCTAGCCTTTGATTCGGCTAATAAAGTTTTGACATCCATTTTATACTCCTTGAAGGCGCTAATGCTCCTTGCGAGTATTTAGATTTAAAAAATGGAACGATTAAAAATTATGCGCCTGTAACTGAACCAGCAAGTGTAATTGTACCCCAAGTGTTTGACAAATTAGTTGTCTCTGGAGCCTGTGCTGTTAGTGTAGTTGCAGAACCAGTTGATACAGAATATCCATCTGGAACTTCGTCCCAAACTGTATATAGTGTTACTACTGAAGGTGAGGCGTTTGAATTTACTGCGCCTATTACACGAATAAATGTGCTTTGATATGCTGCTGGACCTGTACTTGCTGTTTGTGTAAATAGGGTAGTATTTGCAGTAGTCAATGCATAGAAACCTGAATTAGTTGAAATAGTTGGTGTTGATCCACCACCGCCTACTTTAGTTACACCATTGTAAGATACTGATGCAACTGTAATTGATCCTGATACAGGAGCACTCAATACTACTGTGCCTACGTTACTTGCTAGGTTGTTGAACAATAAGTCTATGTTTACGCCTGCTGGGTGTGAACAAGTAATTTTTAATGAGCCACCTGCATTGAAGAAATAACGTGCGGCATCTGCGTTAGCAAATGTAGCAGTATGTGTAAATGTTAAAGCGGCACTCCACGCACCTGAACGTGTGGCAGTATTTGCTGTGGTGCTGCCTACTGTTTGTGCATTTAATCTATTTGTATAGATAGTTTGTAAATTAGTTGGTACTGCCGATACGTATGTTATAAGGCCGCCAGAAACAGGTGCTGAAACAGAAGTTATGCTTGAACCTTGGTGTGTAGCGGCGTTTGAGGTTCTGTTTACTAGATTAGCCCATGTTGTTGCGCTCACAGTATCGCCCACTGCAACGTTTGCCAAAGCAGTTTGACCATAACCTGCATTGCCGCTGCCTGTAGCCCAAGTCGCATTTAATGTATTTGCTGTTGTTGAGGTAGGACCGCCTGTAAGATTGTTATAATCAGTTGCTTGGACTAATCCAAATTGTGCATAAGTCATGTTTTTAACCCTATATTACGTATACAGTATTTATCAAATTATCTAATAATTACTATGGCCTCTAATAGACCCTCGCCCTCAGAGTTTTTATTCTCAAGGGCTCTACCAATAGTATTAAAGGCAGTAGCCTCTCCCTCGTCTGCTCCACGTGCTAATCCGTCTCCTGCACTTACTAAACGCTGCCCCTTAAGTACCTTTCCTGTAACCTTTACTTTAACACGGCCTGACATAGCAACAGCGGGATGTGTTTTATCTGTACCTGCTCTAGCATTCATTAGATAGCCAGCAGAGTTAGAAATTACGCCAAATACATCTTCGGACAAATCATATCTGACTTTTCTAATTTCTTTTTGCCCGCCCAATTCAACTACGGTTCCAGGGTCTAATTCTGTGTCAGCAGCAAAGCGTTCAGCCAAGTCAGCATAAGTTGAATTTAAACGTGAACCGCCTGTTAATGTCCAATTTCCTGTAATAGTTCCTGGATTGCCTGAACTGCCTGTTGATATAACAGCAGTGTTTAAATTTCCTATGTTTGCTGTAGTAATATTAGCATTTCCAGATACACTTATGTTTATACAGGCTATATTAGAAGTAGTAATAGAGTTTGTGATAGTGGCATTGTTAGCAGTAAGATTACCTGTAACCGTAACTGCACCGAAAGTTGTTGTACCCTCACTACTTGTGCTTGCTAATTCTGACCAATTTGCTGCAACTGTTTCCCCATCACTTGGACATACATATAATGTATTATTATTTGTGTTGTACCATAATTGACCTCTTAGAGGATTTGGGGGAGGGGTACTATCAGCAAAATTTTCAGTTAAATGTGTGAAGTTAGTATCTAAAATTTGACCATAACCAGCATAGTTACGACCGGGTAATCCCAATGAAGTACTATCTGTATTAACTTGGCCATCAGGAATTGTTGTTAAAACAGTTCCGTCACTTTTTAAAATCGTATATGCCATAGAATCATAACTCCGCTAATTTATTTATCTTTAAAGTGTTATCTGATTTGTGAGGCTCTGTATTCTCACAGTATAATCTATCTGTATCTGACGGTTAAGTGACTTCTGTACGGGGTGGAATATAACATGCGTTAATAGTCTTGTAATTACATTTCCATCATTGTCAGTTCCGTAATTAGCAAGAAGTCCTAATTCATCAAAAATAAAACTTGAATCTGTTTCTGTACTGTTGTCAAATGCCATTTGACCCGGGGGTTCACCGTAATCTAGTAAACACTGCACTAAAATGTCTGTATACAATTTTCCACTAGTATGGTTTACTGTCATTTTGTTACGTGTTGGATCAGTATTTGATACACTTGTATCATCTACAATTTTAGCATAAGTTTCATTATACAAAGCAGCGTTGGTGCCTGTAACGTTAGGAGGCAAGTATGTAATAATACCGGTCTCATCAACACTGGCGCCTCCATTACCAAAAGCCATTTGGTAGATTTCGCCAATACCACGGTTACTAAGCGTGTCTGCTAGGGCTTCGCTCATGTTTTCGTAATTGATAGCATTCTTTTTATCTACGAATACTTCTAATGTATTAGGATCGTAAATTTTTAAGAATCCATCAATTTTATATGATAATGTAATCATTAATCGTCAGCCCTCTTTTGTAACAACACTTCTTTAGTATTAGGATCAAAAATTTTTAAATGTGAAGATATATATACCCCATTATTTTCATTGGGTTTTTTACTATTATCTGCGTCCTTTTTTTCTTCAGATTTAACTTCTTTTCCTATAAAATTATTTATCATTTAGGTTACATCCATATTTAAGAAATCAGGGGCTATACCTGATGCTATTTGCAAAGGGTCGCCCTTAGTTGTATTATATACACCGGGAATTGGATTCCAAGTTTGATTATAGTAAGTATTACTCATTTTATTAGCAGTAAGTAATCCATATATCGTTGTATATTTAGGTATTATGCTATTTACAGGCGATCCTTGTGCTCCGCGCTGAACATTTATAATATGGTTATTTAAGTCAACATTAATAATGTTCATATATTCGCCTTTTACATATAGTGTCTTGCCTTCTAGGATAATGATAGTCAATTCGTCGCCGGTCTCTATCCAACTTCCAGATTCAATACTGATGTAGGGTCCTATTCCAAAAACTTCTAATTTCAAGTAGTCTTGGTCAATATACCCTAGTCTTGCAGGATTGTTATTGAAAACACGTACCTGTAATATATCAAAACGTTTTACCAACAAGCCAATACTATGATAACCTAATACAGCAGCAGGGGTAGTATTGTTTTGTGTTGTTGTGTCAACAAGTTTTGTTACATCATGTACAACTATATTAGTATCATACTCGCCCACAGTGTCGGCTAACCAAGTTCTAGTATCTGTATTTGCTCTGTAGACTTTACCTTGATTATCTTTATCAACTATATTAATATATGTTTGAGCGTTTGGAGTTGCGCTTGGCATCATGCTTGTAATTACAACTTCATCCGAACTTGAAATTTCTGTTAATATACCAATTTGGTTACCTTCGTAAATCACTAAGTTATTTGAGTTGACACGTTTGCCGGCTACTGTTACCCACAATCTGTCAGTATTTGTTTGTTCCCATTGTGTAACACGGATATTAATTAATGCCTGACTTGATAGTGTTAATGCTGCTCCATCTAATGTTGCACTTATTGTAAACTCATTTGTAAATTCATTTATACCTTTAATATAATACTTTTGTCCTGCTATGACTTGTGGTACAGATGTTGGATCTCCCAATTCAATATTATCCTCAGTAAAGTATACTGGGGTACCTGCAACTAATCCATCTACCTCAGATACATTTAATGTCCATTGTTCTGTAAGTGCGTTATAACCTGATGAAGTTACATACATGTTTTCAATTATGTAAGTGGTATCTATCCATACATAACCACCGCTTATATAAGTATCAATATATTGAATTGGCGCTGACGTATTGTAAGTTTGACCTGGGATATACTCGTATAATGCTATAGTTGTATTTGTTAATTTTTGAACTATAAATCTATCATTATTCAATTGAGTTGCCCCAACACATCCATCAATGCGTATTACATCATTGTTAACTAAATTATGATTTGTACTTGTAGTGACTACTACAGGGCTTGCAAGTGTATTAATGCTAGTAATGGCACTTGTTGTGTTATTTGTAAATGTATTTGTAAACAAATATTGTCTTTCAGTATCATTAAATGTTGTAACAGCAATATTATCTGTTATATTTGGTGATATTGAAACAAAAGTTATTTCTTGTCCAGCAAAGTTTATTCCGTATTGATCAGGGGTTAAACGTAATCCATTTATTTCTACAATAGCATTTTGTGGGTTATCTCCCCCAATAAAATTATCTAGTGTGTAGGGTCCCTGTGTTCCGTCACCATTAAATGTTTGAGTTTGTGGCAATGTATATCCATATTGCAACGGTTCTGTTTTGCCAAAAAATGAATAAGAAATATAATCACCTGCAATATCGTAATCTTTTGCAAATACAATCTTAGCATTAATTTGATTATCTGCTAACATTGCTGCATAATCATTAGTAATAAAGATGGCTGTGCCTGAACCGTTTGTCAAAACTACTACGTTGCCATATTGATCTTCAATTGTAAATTCAGTAGCACTTAAAATTTCATGTATATAATAAGTTTCTCCATGAGTTATACCACCAAAAATAGTATTTGAGAAAACAATTGGTTGATCAACAATTAGTCCTGATGTTGAGAACGTTACTATACTATTATTTGAACTCTTAGTGCTAATGACATAATTAGTTAAACCAGAATTTAGTTTGATGCCATTACAGAAAACTGCAGGTTCAGTATAGAATTGTCCTGAAGTTTTTTGTATTACTACAATCATAGACCCTGTATCAGTGCTTAAGTCAAATGTTGGACCTGCTACACCCGAAATTAATGTGTCGCTAATAGTAATAGCTTTTCTGACTTCATTAATTGATTTGACATAATAAGGTACATTTGCTACGACTCCGCCAAATACTGCTCCCACAAATGTAATTTCATCGTTAACTGTAAACTGAGAAATGTCTGTGCAAATTATATAGTCATTACCGCTGTCTGTTTCGGTCGCCTCAACGCTTATTGGATAAGAGTCAGGTTGAACAATACCGTTACCATTAAAATCAAGTCTTGTATAGTTGCAATCAAGTGCTATTTCACTAAACCCTGTAACTTCATTTAGTTCAATAGGATCTTCGTCAGTGCTTGATTTTACAAGTTGATCACCATTGCCAACTTGATATACGTCAATTCTTAATTGTTCTCCTGCTAAAAGAATATCATTCAGAGTTACAGTTTTATTTACCCAGTCTACTGTATAATCAAGTGTGTCGTATAGGCTTATGCCTACTCCATCTGTAACTTTAAATACGCTAATATATGCAGGGGTTTGTACAATATTCGCAAAAGTATACTCATTTTCTGTGTTTAGATCATAAATCGTTGAAACAACATCATAACCTACATGCGCATACTCTACAGCAGGCCAATTAGTACCTGCTCTAGTGTTTACTATTATTGTCACATTATCATCAACATTGCCTGGAACCATTTCTTCTGGACCATAACCTGCTTGGAAAGGATCTCCTACTACAGTATATTTTGGTTGAGGGCCTGTAAATATTTGAGTATTATCCCAAGTAATTGTAGGTGCTGTTATATTTGTAGTTTGTAATACTGTGTTATTATTACCAACTATAGTCCATTCTCCCTTTTCAGAGACATATGAAATACCATTTAATGTTTCTGTAGTACCTGTAGTTTTTTGTACGAATGTGTTACCGTCTGTGCTGACTAATAATAGTCCATTCTCGCCTACAGCAACTAATGTATTATCAGCAAATAGTATATCATTTAATCTACCTGAAGTAGGAGTATTGACTTGAATCCAATTTATTCCATCTGTAGATTTAGCAATTATATTAAAGTTGCCTACCACATAAATGTTATTAAAGCCGCTAGTTGCTGCGTACCAAGAGTACACTATACCAGAAGGTGTGGTGTTTTCCCAATTTAAACCATCTTCGCTAATTAAAATTAATCCTGCTGCGCCGTTTTTTCCAACTGTAATATATCCATCAAAGTCGGCACTGGTTACATATTGTACGTCAAAAAGTTCTTGAGTACTTGCTAGTACACCTCTTTCAAACCACAACGTACCATTAGCACTAGTGACAACTTTATTTCCTGCGGCTACATAAAGATTGTTATGATATACAACAGAATTTAATTCTAAACCGCTTGCTATTAAACGAACCTTATCAAACTCAATACTGTTTGCAGGAGTACCTAATGGTACTATGTAACCATTAGTGTTCCAGTTAACCTGATCTGAACTAATAAGTATTGGGGTAGGTTTATTTGTTGATGTTACAACATATAGATTCTGTACTTTTATAATGTCAGTAAAGTCTAAAGTTTGATTTGCAAGCACAGAAATTGCCCAGTCATCTGTAACTTCAAGGTCTGCAACCATACCTGAATATGCAGGGGTGTTTATAGGACCAATATAATTTGTACCGTTGAATACTACCTTAGGAATGTTTATGTGTGTAATATCGAACGGTCTATCAACAAGTTGTGTATCTAACGCAAATTGTTGATCAGGTTCAAACTTATTTCCTTTATAAGTTGCATTTGGATAAGTCAAACCTGTAAATAATTGAGGCAAGTCTAATCCTGGCATATTCACAGTAGGTCTATACCATCCTACTGCTCTATCTAGTGCGTTTAACTTACGATTTCCACTGTTTAATTCTTCCCATTTACCAAACATAAACTCACTGTCATTGTTTGATACTATACACATCCATACACGATTATTGTATTTGACGATGCTAGGATTAAAGTAGAAGGGTTCAGATAGTAAAGCAAAACTACCCGCTTTAGCAACTACAGGTCCTTCACCTGGCAAATATGAACCTGATACGGGAATGGTCACTGAAGAAATAGATATAACGCTACCTCCAGGATTATCACTTACACGTATTGTATTACCAGATTTATAAACAATATAATACTTTGATCCTTCTTCTATAGTGAATCCACTGTCATTTAATTCTGTGAATACTATTGCGTCATTAATATCTAAATTCGTTGCGTCATACAAATTAATATCGTTTGTAGAAGATACAACGTTAGCGATTGTTGTTTGAGTAATACCCTCGTAAGGTAGTGTTAAGCCGCTTACCGGTATAGTTAATAGTGGATCACTATATAATTTAAATGTATTTTCTCCATCAACCTTAACAAAGTAATTAGAAGTTAAACCAATTGGCGTTCCACTTGCAATTACTTTTGTTATAATTCCATTTGATTCTTCAGGTAATGACCAACTATAAGTCCCTGATACTAATGCATTAATTCTTGAGACTGTCAATATTAAATCATTGTCTGGTGTGAGTCCACCTAACGCAGTGCCTGGAATAGTTATAGTATTATTTTGAGTAAATCCTAAACCGCCGTCATTTATTATTACATTATAACCACCTAGTACATAACCAACGTCAAATGTAGGACTTTGAATAATTTCTTGATTTAATTTAACTGTGCTAATATCATCAGTAAGTACTACAGTTGCTTGACCGTTACCTGTTTGTGGGCTTGATGTGCAAGTAAAATCTATTTTAAAGGCTGTACCATCTAGAACGCTGCTCATTGTTGATGAAACCTCAGCGTAAATGATGTCATTTTGTGCTACAGTTACATTAGTGCCGGCTACAACACTCCAAAATAGATTACTTGTAGTATTAGTGTCATTAATAATGTAGTAATTTCCTGCTACAACTGAAGCAGTTGTGCCAACACCGCCGCCATATAATACATATGTGGCACCCAAAGACTGCCAAGTTGCTTCGTCAGTCGTTCCTAAATTTTTAATTTCGTACTGGTCGCCGTCTATTAATGTGCCAACTGGTAAGTAAACTTTTGCTGAATTGCTACCTGTGCCCAACATATTACCGTTGCCGATAGTTGTGACTGTAGCCCCCTCCATTAAGACTTCACTTACTGTAAATGTAGTGCTGTTAATAATATATCTTACATAGTATGTAAAGTTAGGTACTAGATTTCCAAACACTACTGCGCCCGAAAATTTAATTGGCATACCTTCATATATCATATCAGTAGTATAATCGTCTGCCAAAGTAAGTACACCTGATTGACTTTCAGCATCAGTGGTCGTTACAGGTACAAAGTAAATTTTGTTGACAGTATATGTACCTACTCCACCTGATCCAGTTCCATAACTTACGATGTAAGTATTTTCTTCAACTCCTGTTCCTGTAATTAAACTGCCCGGATATAGTGTGGGTGTTCCGCCAGTAATACTGGTTACATTCATTTCATCCCCAGTAAAAGTTGCTTCAAAACTTGTAGTTTCAGCAGTTGTAGTTTTAATATAAACTTGAATTTTACTTACATCATATGCGTAATATGTTTTACCTGTCTGTAAAGTAGAAATATTTGCATCTACAGTAAATGGGAAATTAGTATACATGCCCTTTATGCTTTCTACAGAAATTATATTAGTTGACGCAAGGGCTGCATTAATGTTAGTTTGAATTAAATTACCGTATACCAAGTTGGCTCCAGTAATATTAGCAAAGTTTTGACTAGTTGGGTAGAAAGTTAATTGTTGTCCGTTTACTTGTCCTGGACTTACAGGTAGAGATAAAGTTACTGTACCATTAAATGATGAATTGGTTAAAGTTTTTGCTGTAGTTTGACTTGTAATATAGCAATAATTACCTGATGATTCTGTTACAACTCCAGTTGTAAATACAGGTCCGCCCTTTGTTTCACTTATTGTAATTTCATTAACACCTATAGTTAAAATATAATAAATTTTTTGCTTTTCTATATTTCCAAATGTATTACTTGATGAACCATTAATAGATATGCTATCAAACACAATAGGATCATCTATTGCCAAACCATTAGTGTTTTGTACAAACAGTTGGTTAGCAAGATTAGTAGATGTAACTATTACAGTAATAGGAGTGTCATTTTCACTTACACTAAATGATTCTGATCCTAACAATGATAAGACATAATAAACTCTTCCGTCCTCAAGGCCGCCGCCTAATGTACCACTAAATGTAACTGGTAATTTTTGATACATTCCAGTAGTACCAGCAGAACTTATTTCAGTAAGAGGTATGGTAACAGTATTGTTAGATGCACTAGTGCCTGTAATTTCTCTTATACCATTATATTCAGTAGTAATTATAGCCGTATCCGTTACTTTTGCTGTGTAGCAAGTTAGTGATACATTAGCATTTGGAGCTAATACTTTTGTTGGGCCTAATTCTGTTTCACTAATTTTGAATGAATTTAAATCATCTATTTCACTTACATAATAAGTAACTCCTGCAGTAATATTTGTTCCTACATTTCCAGTAAACTTAACTGGCATACCTATTGTAAATCCTACAGTAGATCCTGAAGGGTATAAGTCATCAATTGATGAAGTATAAGATAACGTTATATTATTGTTTGCACCTATTGAATTTCCTGTACGTTCAAATGACGACCAATCTAATTGTCTGTCATTTGACACATTAAATATTGGGAATACAGTACCTTCAGCACTAGCCTGCAATATGTTAATATCAGGTTGTACGGAGGCTAAACTTAAACTAGTGCTTGATGAGTTTAAGTAATACCCTACAAATTCACTACCGTAAAATGTATTTGGAGTCCAATCTGTAATTTGACTAGTGTATGAAGTTCTGTCAAAACGTATAGTTATATTATTTTCTCTGACAGGACTTGATGAAGTTATTGGAATTGCTCTTGCTCCAATATCAAATTTTTGTGTGCCTGACCCCTGAGATAGTAATTTTACACGATTTGTATCGTTGATACTATCACTATAACTATTATACAAAGCTAAAATAGTTGTTGGGTTAGAATCTAAAACATTGATGTAGTAATATTCTTTGTTTGACAACCCGCCAATGTTAATATTGCCTTCTATGTATCTTACCAAATCGCCAGTGGCTAATACAGGAGCATAAATTTCAATAGTGTTAGTTAAAATGTTTACATTGCTGCTATTAAATTCAAAACTATCGCTAGGATCAATTACAATTTCTGGGGTAATGGCGTAGCCTTGTCCTGGATCTATAATATTAATACCAATAACACTTCCTGCACTCATTTCTGCTTCTAGTACCGCTTCAACTTTTGGCGCAGGATATTGTCCTAAATCTATTTGCGCTAAAACTCTAGGAGGATTTGCGTAATTTCTTCCGGTTTCTAGCAATACAACACCCGGTAAATTTATAAAAATTTGTGCTCCGGGTAAGTGATTTGTGACTACAGTTTGGTTTACGCCTCTTGTTAGTCCAGTTATATAACCACTTAAACGATCTACTGATGCATAACTTATATTTTCTTCGCCTATAGTAATAGTGCCGTTGGCTGGGAAACTCTCAATGTTGCTTACAAAAATTACTTCACTTATAGTAGTGACGTAAGTTTTAATTGTAGAGATAGGATAATTATCTTGTCCTGCTAGTGATAGTCCATAGTTATTATACCATTCGCTATATTCCTGTTCTTGCCATACAGGGCTATCTGGCAAAAACTCATAATCATTATTAACTTGTTGATAGACTAATTGAGGGCTTACAAATTTATTTATAGTGCTATCCCAAACAGCAGGCAAGTCAAAGTCTGTTAATGTTCCTGGATAGACGTTTGTTCCTGTATAATCAAATAAAAATTCTTTTACGACGACATGGTAAGGTTTAGTTTCGTTTACATAACCTTCTAAAAACTGCTCATTGTCGCTAACAAAGTTTTCAAGTTCTTTTAACTCACGTACTTTATGAGATACATCTACTAAAGAAGTTTTATTTAACCAAGGCAAATAATTTTGATTTTCAACAGTTTCTTCCTGAATGTACTCAAATAATAAGATTAAACTTTTATTTCTAAAAATTAACAATTCGTTTGTATAAATTTGTTCATTAAGGGCTCGCATTATCCAGCGTGTTTCTTCGCTTGGATATATATCATAACTGTCTGTGTCGTAGAATGTACCACCAAATCCGTAACCTGCAGCCTGATAGTCGAACAAATCACTATTAAACTGTATGGTTCCGTTTTCTACACCGATTCTTACCCATGATCCTATAACGCCTGTATAAGGTTCCCAATAATTTACATCGGTAGGGAAAACATTAGGTGGAACATCTTTTAATGAGATATAATTGGTATAATTATATGTTACAACCTTTTTAGCCAAATACGAACTTCTTGATAGATAATTGCCTTGATAATTTTCAATACTGTCATAACGATAGGTTTCTGTAGAACCCTTGTTGTTCATAGCAACGTTAACTATAGTGCCGTTGGCTACGTTTAGGGTAGATAAATCGGCATAAATTTGTACCTGTAACACTGGTTTAGTGCTATCGTCATAGCCAGGAGCCCACCAGTTTACATACTTCCAATAATTAGTTGTATTATAATAAGTTCCTTCTTTATTCAAATAATTGAAAGTTCGCATTTCAGCGATAGGATAAATTTTCATTATACTATTAGCATACTGCAAATAATTTTGCATTGCTTTAAATCTATTATAGAAGAAACTTTGTCTTGGACGTGCTAATATTCCTGATTGTACTGCTTTAGGTAAGAAAGGATTTGGTACAGTAGCACCGCCTTCATCTACGCCTGCCATACTATCAAGCAATCTATCATATAAACTTTCAGGTTGTGTTATGTTAAATGATCCCGGTACGCCTGGCAAAAAGTCATCTGCATAGTTTGTTCTAATTAAGTCATATTGTGAATGACCAGGATTATCTTGCTGCCCAGTTACATATCCAATATGTAACACGCTGTCATTAGCATTAATATATGGTTTACAATTATAAATTGCAAAAGTATCTTGTGCGAGTGGAGCAAAATAACTTATACCGCTAGATTGCGGATTAGCAATATATCCTGCTATACTTACATCGGCTAAAGTTTTGTTACCAAATATTATTCCTGAGTTACGGACCCAAAAGAAATATACAGGAGTTACAGTATTACTACTGTTAATTACAGTCTGAACTGTATATGCAGTTACATCTTTTGGTATGCCAGCACCTTGATATTGTAGTGGGGGGACGGAACTACCTATCCAAGTATATACCGCTACATCACTTCCTGGGAATAATTGGCCCCAATATCTGCTATTATAAACATTATCATTTTGATGATAATTCAAATAACGTATGTTAGAAGTGTCAAACCAAATAGTGCCAACCTGCGCTGAACCCCATACTATGCCTCTAATATTAGCAACATTATTATAACTTGCAGGGTCAGTATTTCCAACAATATCGAGATTTTGTCTTACTGCTCCTAAAATTTTACCTTGCAATGGATCTATATAATCTAAATTTATAAGTGTGTTATTTGTTTCTGCACTAAAGATTTGTATATTTTCAACTTTATTGATATCAACAATAGGATTACTTTGTCTATGTACCACCCAGTTGTTGGTACCAGTTACGTTTTTATAAATTATAACTTGACCATCAAACAATGTTTGTGAGAAATAAGGAGAACCAACTATTATTTTGTTGTCGTGCCAGTCAATAGCAAAACCATATTTTGGTTGACTACCATAAACTAGACTTTGTGAGTTGACACTTTGAGCGAATGTATAAGCACCGATATTGGTTAATGATTCATGGAAGTTACCTAAATAATCAAATGTATATACCGCACCTGCATTATTAAATGAATCTAAAAACTGTGTAGAGTTATTATCAAAAATAGTGTCGTTATTATAATTTGCATCATCAGTAAAATCAAATGTTGTTAATGCATAGCGTGTAGCGACAGGTGCGCTAACAGCAACACTGTTGTGTTCATTAAATTTTACTGTAGTACCAAATTGGCTTGCTCCAGCCTGGTTTGGATTTTGTATAATTTGTGTTAATTTATATACTTCTAGTCCTAATTCTGTAAATGTATCTGGGTCAGGGGCACTTAGCAATAACTCTTGATTTACATTTGCTATATCTTGATTGGCTAAACCTATCATAAGTTTGCCGTCAACTGCGCTAGCAACTATATTAGTAATTTTGGCTGAATTGATTACAGCGGCTGCTTGATCTGCATCACCAGCAAGAATTTCAACCAAATAACCGTTAATCAATAATTGTCTTGTTGTTGTAACGTCAACATCAGTATCGCCAACTATGTATCCAAAACGTGCGCTACCATAAGTATATCTGAATACTCCGCCCTCAATATTTTGTGAATCTAAGTAGAACGGAGCACCAATTAAGATTTCAGTTCCAAATGTATTTGTGTCTAAACTATAACCAAATTTGACACCCGTTCTAGGGGTTTGTTGATTAGTGAATGTTTGTATTAATACAAACTCATCGCCGCTTACTGTGATAATATCACCGTACTGGAATTCCCCTGAATATTCTAAAATTGATCCTACAAAACTATAATTGGAACTATCTACAACTATTCCGTTTTTAGTAACTGTTGTAAATGTAGAATTTGGTGTCCATGCTAAGTTGAATGCTGCCGGCTCAAGTGAATTATATGCTTGATTAATTTCTATATTTTGAACCAGTCTATCATAAACATATGCATTACCGTAATTTTCTACAATGTCTGTATCTACATGAGGAGCACCAACCACCAAAGTTGTTCCGTAATAATTTGTTGCTATGGATTGACCATACAAATCAGGTGAAGTTGACCCACTATTAATTGTTTTACAATACTGATAATCGCATTGTGTTGCAATTCCGTCACCAGAACCAACACCTTCAGCAATAAAGTATATTCCAACTTCATTTGATACTGCCCCGACAGTTGTAAAGTCTGTCGTTCCTATGCTTGTAATCTGGTATGTTGCACCTATTGTGAAACTACCTGCGCTAGTTAAAGTATTGTTTCTATGGTAAACATGAACTTTATTTCGAGCAGTAGGAGTTGCTTCATTGTAATCACTAATAAACAACCAATTCAAATCCCCAGATAGCGCAGTGGCACTACCAAAATTAGTTGATCCAGATGTAGCAACATTACTTGCAGCAGTAATTGTTTGATAAGGTATTATATTATCGCTTACTGTAGTATTATTGACTGTGTACAAGAATACTGTAGGATTAGTTGTTGGTTGTGAAATGGCGTAAATATTTTGTTCGTGTGTTATTGAACTACCAAAACTTACATCATTTGTTAGTGTTTGATCTTCTTCATAAGTTTCAGTGAAACTATCATACTGATAGCGTATTACTTTACCCAATGGTGCATCACCAATCAAATAATCACTTAATTTGGTATAGGCAACGCTTGTTCCAAATTCTATACTATTTGTTCTTGCAAACTCAACATCAAATTTGTAAGCAATATTTTTACGATAAACTGCCCAATCGCCATCAGTATTAGTATCTACCCAAACTGTGTTTTTAACAAATTGACTATTTTGTAATGGTAAATTTTGAATGTCGCTTGGTTGTGCAACTCTTTGTGTAGCAAACTTTAATCCTATTCCTTGTCCAGTTAGAATTGTGGTTGAATTAGGTAATGTTAGATTTATTAATACTTCTCTAGGATTTATAATTTGAGTAGCAACATAATAACCATTAACTGAACTATCAAAATTAATTATTGAAAAAATATCGTACTGAGTCAGGTTGTGATTTTTGTTAAATGTTACTACACAAGTATTATTAATATTACTGCGTACCTGAACTACTTGACCTATTGAAGTAGGTGTTAATATCTGCCATGAAGATTGATAATCTGCAAGCCATACATAATCTCCCACATATAAATTACCAATTGGGACAATTATATTGTTCTTATTAACTGCTGTTGGTAAATTACTGTAAAAATATGCACTCATTTTTACATCATCTAAATTTACATATCCAGCATTTGGATAAACTTGATTTGGTGTATCTTTAGGTAGTAAAGGTAATACATATGCGCTATCAAGCGGTCTACCATAATTAAACAATGAATAAAGCGGAGTTAATTGCTGCGCCCCCTCAACATTATTACCGTCTGTTAATCCTATGATTGCAGGGTTGCCAGTCAATAGATTTTCATATAGTTTTAATTCTAAAAAGTTTGCATTTAGAACGCCACCAAATGTACCTTGCAAGATAGCCCAATTTTCGTAAACATCGTAATCAATTCCACCTTGTGGTAGATTTGCACCCTTAAATGCTTTCATCGCATTCAATGTACCTTTTTGTTTAATTAGATTTTTATAAACGTTAACCTGAGTAATATCTGTAAGGTCTGCGCTAGCCATATACTCTCTAGGTCTAAACCCTATTAAACTAAAACTTAATAAATCGGCGTCATTTTCAAGATTGGCTTCATCAGCATTATAATATAATGTGCTTTCGTAACTTCTTGTACTGCTATTTGGTAATAAACCTTTTTGTAGTTCATCATAATCAGTTACACGCCATTCGTTCTGTTTAAATTCTTTACCTGGTTGAACGATTGTTAATGCTGTAAAAAATTTATTTTTATACTTGACCACAGAGCCCCTGGTGTATTTTACCTCAGGGTTCCATTGTTCCACATTATCCTGATTATATATAAAGCCACTTGCGAACATAGTGCCGTTCCATTCTGCACTCTTAGTTCCTCGGACGTAAATACGATTCTGTTTTAAACCAGAAACAAGATTATAGATAACATCATTAAACAGAGTTGTATTTTGAAACACTATGCCATGTTCTATGTTGCTTAAATTAAATTGCCCATAAGATATAGCATCCCCTGCATTTAATGCAGTAACACTAAACTTATTACTATCTCTTACTATGTTTAAATCTTTATTTTGAATTGGATATAAATTGTTATTTAAAACAAAATTTGTTTGTGCATATGTTAAAGGCTCAACCACTAAACTTTCTTTGTCTATGGTTAGTTTACTTGCTGCTGGATTTAGTGTAAGTACGCTTCCTACACTCCAACCAGTCTGACTCCAATACAAGAATTCTGCTACCATTTGTGACCAATTTATAACGATATTTTGTACTTGATCGTCAAATACAGCGCCCTTACTTGTTAAGTATGCTCCGTAACTTAGTAAAAATTGACTTACTTCTGTTATAGTATAGAAAATAGTTCCATATGGTACTATTTCTTCATCGGTACTATATGTGGTACATACATTTACTACCGCATCTTGAACATCAATTTTTTCTTTTGGTCCATTTACTATTGGTTTTAAAATTTTAAAATATGCATTAGTTTGGTTATTTCCAAATACAGCATATCCAGTACTTGTTAATTGAACTATTACTCCACTATAAACTATACGAGCTTCAGGTACATTTTGATATAATAATACTTGATAACTCTCATCAGGAATCATTAATGAACTGTTTCTACTATCTGGTGTACTCTTTTCAACAAAGAATTTTAACAATGTTTTATCGCTAAATCCTGCAAGGCGGAATACAAGTCTTACGTCAAGATTAGAAAGTAGTTTTGTGATGTTTGCTGTAGCATCAACTCCTAATTGCTTTTCATAATCTACGATCCAGTTTATATAAGATGTTTTGGCAACTCCGTTACCATAAATTTGTATTTGATCGGGTATAAGGTGTGTTCTACCATTAACTAAAAATTGATCAAACTCAACATTATATTTGTAATTGTCTAAATCAGCGCCTAAGTTATAGAATTCTGCTGGCTTTAATAAAGATTGAAGTCTTATTAAATCAAACGGATATGTTGAACTCTTACGATAAGAATATTCAACTGGCGCATCATCGCCAACTCTCCAACTTCTTTGAAATGTTAAATTATTGTAATTTGATATTACAGCGTCAAGTGGCTGACGTAAGTTGCCGTCGCTATCTACAGGTATTACGCCTGGCCAACTTGTTTCTGGGTTAGGCATTAAGCCTGGCTGACCATCACGTTTTCTCTTGTAAAGAGTTCTGATAACTGGAACCCCATTATTGTAATCGTAGCCATCTTCCATATCTTGCCATAACAATAGGTTGTCGCTTGTATATGGTGCTGGGCCATAACGATCTTCCCACCAATCTGGTTTATTGGAATAGCCAATCATAGCCCATGGTGTTAAGTTAGGTGTTGATGTGTCATATAGATAAGTGTAAATACCGCGCCAATTACCTTGAAGTACTAAAGAATTTTCTAACTTTAATGTACTTTCTCTATAATTGTAAGTGTAGGGATCATTTGATTTATAAAGTTGCACTTTATAATCTAGTCTATTTTGTCCAACCCAATCTAAGAAATTTTTACTGTATATAGATGTCCACTCTGCATAGTCTAATGCTGTGTCTCTAAAGTATCCAGGAATAGTCTCTGCTAAATTAAACGGCAACGTTCTACTTAACTTAAGGTTGTTATAAATTCTAGTTTCAAACTCTAATAGAATCTGATCTCTAAAATCAATTAACATACCTAATGTTTCATTGTAATCACCATAAAGTTTATTATATGAACCGTCATGCCCTTGTATAAAATATGTTGGCTGGCTATAAGTGGTATCTAATACTACTGATGGGACATATGCAGGATACAACCCAAGTTTAGTAGGAGTGTTTGGAACATATGATCCATATGTTTGATTATATTCTTTGATTATAACTTTATCGCCACGCAATAAATCTTTTGTGATAGTTAAACTTGGACTATCAGTGCTTACGTTATAATCAATATCTATAATAAGTTGTTTTACAGTTACAACTCCTTGTATTGTTCTTTGAATATAAACTAATAAGCCATAATAATTAGCACTTGTAAAATCATAAACTCTACTTAATGGGAAAATACTAGTATCCGAATCATTAGCAAAAGTGTAAACGTTGCTTATATATGCGGCTTTATTAGGCAACATGTCGGACCAAAAGAATGGTTGCTCTTGATTTTTTGTTGCGGTGATGTCAGCGATTGCCTCATCTAATAGTAGCGATGGATCAAACTTTTGATCATTAGCAATTCTGTTAATAGCATCAACTAGTAGAGTTTTATATTTTATATACTCTCTACTATTAAACAATAATGAGTCTGATAAATTAAATCTAGGCTCACGTAAAAACGCTCCAGGCAATACTAAACTTGCACTATTTTGTATTATCTTAGTCCCCCATGGAACTAAATTACCTAAATCTCTATAATTGTTTGAACCAAAAACTTGTCCAGTAGTATCTGGGTTATTATCAAAAATACTTTGGTATTGGCCACGTATGTCTCCAATATCAACACTAACTGGATCTTCATTAAAAGGATTGTTAGATAAGTTAATTGGAATAGTGTAGTAAGCGTTAGAACTTGTTTTATCGCTTAAAATTAAAACTTGTATAGGGGTATCAACATCCTTGTTTAATTTTACCGTTATGATTGTAGAACTGCTAGTATTTTCAACTGTATAGTCAACACCTTCAGTTAAAATTTCATTATTATTGTATACTAGTAAACTTGGCCATATTGTTTTATCTACATTTAATTGGGGTATGTCTACCGTAAATGTATAGTCAAAAGTTTCGTCTGGTGTTAATACAAGAGGCGTAATATTTGCAGTATAATTAAACAAAAATGCTTGATATTGTGTGCTTGGCGCAACTGCTGTTTGCCATCCTGTTAATCTTACAAACTCATTTGATGTGAGGTAATTGTGTACAAATCCATTTTTAACAGTTGATGTAATTGAATTACCATTATCGATATAGTCAAATGTTTCTGTATTCAAATACACTTGGAAACTAATGTCTCCGACATTGTTAATTGAACTATAACTTATAGGAAAACCTAATATAGTATCGTCTACGCCAACTCCCAATTTATAATTAAAGAGTTTGTTGCCTTTAAATGTTGTTGATTGGTAGACTGCTTTATTACCATAACTACGTCCATTTTCATCAAATAAATCAAACAATGGAGCCTGATTAACTATTTGTTTTTGTTGTGCTTGAATGTATTCTGTACCGTCGTAGTAGAAACTAAAACCTTTATAATTAAATCCACGAGAAACATAAAATTGATCGTTTTCTACAATAGGACTATCAAATGCTTCTGTTAAATTAATAACTGGGAAAGGTTCACTTCCAGTATTGTTAAAATTGACAACAAATATTTTATTACGTGTTTGGCTATCTGTATCACCAGCAAAAACTATTCTTGCCCCTGCAAATACTTGTAAATCTGTATTATCTTTAGTGCTGGATACAAAACTTGCATTACTTATTGTAGCAAGTACGTCTGTAGGTATAGGCCAATATACTGTTAATACATAATAAGAATAATAATTGTTGTCGATAGACAGAATTCTTGTACCAGTTGGTAATCTGCTTTGTTCATTTATTATTAGGTCGTTAATCCAAGCACCTTGACTAAATGTTCCGGTTACAATATCATCAGCCGGAATAGAAATTGTTGTTACTGTTTTTGATTTTGCTGTACCATCACCTTGAATTGCTGTGCCGGTGCCGAAAGCACTACCTGTCGCTGTAAATATTTCACCTACAGTAGGAGTTGCGCTGGCTCCTATATTTTGCCATTGTGTAGTTCCTAAAGTAATGATAGTATATTGATTACCTGCAACCAATGATTGCGATTCTGTAATTCCAGTTCCAGTAGACTTAAATAAAGTTTTAAGTGCTGTACCACCACCGCCGCCTGCTCCCGGATAAGCACAAGTAAAGATGCTCTCAACATTGTACGTTACTGCTGTGGTACCTGCGATTGCATTCCATTCTGCTTGTGTTAATGTACCTAAGTCGGTAATAATATACTCAACTCCCACTTCAAATCCGCCATCGCTATCCTGTTCACTACCTAATGCAATCCATGTGTTTGGAGTTGTTAAACCTAAACTTAAAATTTGGTAATATTGATTTGATAGTATGCCTTCTAATGTAACATTAGGAGGAGTATAAATGGTTCCTGTATATTTGGTATAAGTTTCTACGTCTGGATAATAATTTTGCTGACCTTCTACTAGATTGAAGGCATCTGTTGTTCTATAATCAATAAAGTCTATACCTTGTTTACCTACAGAACCACTATTGAATAATTTTAAGTTAGGGTAAAATTCAATAATAGGACGTTTGGCTTTATTATCAGGAGTTGCAAATTCATCTAATATAGATGGGTTACTATTATATTGCGCAGTCGCTTGTATGACCTGTATGTGGAACCAACGGTTACTGCGTGACCATGCGTTTTGATTAATACTATTTCTAGCAATCGTTATATAATCTTGTACGCTTGGAATATTAAGTCCTGCGTCATATGGGCCTATATCATATCCAGTACTATCATATGGAATAGAACTTAATGTTGTAAACGGTTCAGGTACGATTAATAAATTAGTATTGATTAATTCTATTCCACGTTCTGTACCAACACCTTGAACATAATATTGTCCTTCTAGGTAACTTCTTGGTACAACGTCGCCATTAAATTGAACTTTTAATCCATTGGTAAATACAACACCGTTTTTCGCAGTGTAATTTTGTTTACCTAAAATATCAACATCAACGTTGATTGTATTTGTTTCATTATTTTCAATTAACTTTATAGTACCGACTCTACTAGATACTGAACTGTCTTGATAGTACAAAGTATCTAATGGTGCACTGATATATGGTAGCAATTGAATTACGCCTGTAACATTTTTTACAAAATGTAATCCTACATACTCGCTACCGTATAGTGGGGTAATCTTTTCGCCAATTGGTATAATGCTTGTAGGTGTTAGGCGCAATATAGGATTGTCAGCATCACCAACATACTCAATAGTATAAAAATTATCATCAACGTTAGTGTAATAACCTTCTTCGTATAGTCCTTGATTAATATAAACTGTCATAGTTCCACTATCTGAAACTACTGGCGTATATGTATCGCCACCTAATGTTTTACTAATTGTAATCTCATTAGTAGCAGGATTGATTCCATTTATATAATAAATTACAGGACTAAATGGTGCAGCAGTTCCGCCACCTGAAGATGGAACATTTGCACAAGTAAAAATTTTTCCTGGCTGAATGTCATATGCATTAATTGATGTGGTACTTACAGTTTGACTATTGTTAACAATATATGTTTCGACACCAGTAGTTAAACTTGCTAGTTTATCGTAACCAATAATTGTTGTTCCGCTTGCAACACCCGCGCCAGTGATTATTTGACCAATACTAAATGCACCAGATATGACACTATGAACAATTAATTGTGTTCCTGATATTTCTGCATTTAATACAGCATTGTTAGTTACGCCGGCGTCTATCCAGTCAGTATTACCAAGTGAGTTGATGTAGTAAACTTCGCCAACTGTTAAACTAGTATCAGATATAGCATTAGCAGTATTGGCAAGGTAAGGCTCTATACCACCAAAACTTGTGCCTGTAAATGTAACGCTGTCACCTATAGTAAGGTTGGCTACGTCACTTACTGTTAAAAGCCCTGTATTTGTTATTGACGTAGCAGTGATTGTTTCTGTGCTAACTAATCCATCGTTAACATCAAATGGAGTGCTACCGTAGAATGCGCTTACATAACCTATTTCATTAACTTGACCAGTGTTATAGAATAATACTGTTCTTCCATTTAACGCAGTAACACCATCAATACTTTGTAAATCAGAAAGTCTTGCACCGTTAACCTGACTAAATGGCAAGGTTGAAATAACACCTACTGAGTTATCTCCCGGAAAGTTATATTCATTCTGTGCATCTTTCTGAGGCACATTGAAAGTTACTACGCCAGATTTTGCACCATTATTATTAACGCCATATACATCTCTCGTATATTGATTTGGTTGTGTTGGATCATATCCTGTAATTCCGGGCGCTCCTTGAATCCAAAATTCACTACTTTGATCAACAATAAAATTATATGTGCCGCCGCGCAATAATACAAGAGTCGGATTATTTGTTCCTGCTCCTGAACCAATTGCCTTAATGTTATATGCAGCAGGTAATGCAGTTACTTGATAATCGTTAACAGTATAAACCGTAGATGCTGATACAGTAACAGCCGGAGGTCCGTCTGGCAACCAATAATATTGGTTGTAGTTAATCATCATATCTAGATTTGTAAAACTATCAAAACTATAAAATTGGCTTTCAAATAAACTAGTGTTATCCTTAGTTTGACTGCCTTGTAATGCTAATGCATCAAGTATGCCTGGGTAACTTATAAAATCTTTTGCTGTAGTTTCATTTTCTTTTAAAAATGTTACGCCTGGCTCAAGTTGATAGTTTCTACGATTTTTTGTAGGTTCAGTTACATAATAGTCTTTAGCGTTTATACCATAACCAAATTTACTTCCTACGTAACCTTGAATTTTTTTAGTGACTGGTGGGTTTACCAACTGATCTAATGTTGCCGCCAAAAACTGACTGTTAGTTTCAGTTTGAAAAATAGGCGGTAAAAATTCTAGTGTTCTTATTCTTGTCATTTTATGCTACTTGTAATTCATCTGGTGTAAGTGCTGCTATCACACGAATATCACTTGCTGTGGCTGCATTAACGAAAATTTCATAAGGTCTACATTTAATTTCATAAAGAGTACCAAAAGTTTCAGTTGGATCATTTGGTACTAATACTGCTGAACTTATAAGTGTCCCTAATTCATTATGTAGATATGCGCTCAATTCGCTGAAATAAAATGTGTCACCGAAATTCCAATTATTAATATTAAAATAATCATTCATAGACGATAGCACCGCACTTCTAATTTCACTGTCGCTTGCTGTTGTATCACTATTTTTAATAACTTTAATTGTTGCTCTTAATGCACTTGATGCTTTAGGACCAAATAAAGGTTTAAATAAAACACTATTTAAGACTACGCTATCACTTAACATTTTATAATCTTGAACTTTTCCATAAGATGCTTGTAATTCAGTAATTGTTGGTCTTGATGGTTCTGGCACAGTATTAGTCGTGTCCTGAATATAATTTTGATAGGCAGTGTAATATGCTTGCGTTACAACATACAGATCAATAATATTTGTTGTTGCCGGATCAATTCTTGTAGTATTATTACTATTATGGCGATACTGATATTGTAGTCCTTGACGTCCTGATTGTACAGAATAATCAGATAACTCAACTAGATTGTATACAGTTTCGGTAGTTGAAATGTCTTGTACAGTTTGAAAAAATTTGTTATCTGTATAGGCATAAAAAATTTGACCTACTGGATAATCATATTTGATAACTTCAATTTGATTTTTTATAGCAAATGTATAAACTATATCAGTAGAAGGAATTAACTGCAATCTTGTTAAATTAATAGCATCTTGTACCAATCTAAAAAATACATATTTTCCTATATTACTACTATTAGGTACTACGCCTGTAATTTCTGTAAAGAAATCTGGATTTACAACTAGTAAATTATTGTTTACGTCAGTACTTGCTACTTCTACTTCAAAATCATTTACATACCCATCGCTTTGTACTGTTTGTCCTATAATATTAATTTTTTGATTTTTGCCTAACGCAGCAGTAGAATTGGGTTGACTGTTTACGGATAATACATTGATAAAGTCTTGTAAGATTTTTCCGCTAAAAGGGTCATACACTAATTCATTTAGTGCATATGTAAATCTTGTTTCATCTACGCTACCAAAATAATAACGCAATGAACGGTATGAAACTGTGTAAGTATTGTCTGCAATATTATCAAAAATTACAAACCAATCACTTGGTATAGTTGTTGTATAAGGAGTTATGCTCCAACGTCCAGGCACTATTGAGTTATCATAACTCAATACAAAATCTTGTTGTAATTCTATTCTTAAAATTGCTTCTTGTATAATGCTAATAGGAAGCACATTGTTCCAGGCTGGAATAACAGTTGTTAATATTGCGCCATTAGGCACATATCCATTTAATGTTACAGGTCCAGTTCCATTGCTGAAATTGCCTTGTCCAGTATTGCTTCCGTCACCCACTACATTAAGCACAGTAGTCCAAATAAATGTACTGTCACTTGCGCCAGGAATACCGCTTACCAATCTATTATTTTGATCAAAGTAACTGCCCGGGGGTGCAATAAATTTTAACAATGCTCCTTTAGTAATGTATTTGGCATTATTACTACTAAATTCTCCTAAAAAGATTGGAGTTACTATAGTATTATCTAAAATATAGAAATAACCATTTACATCATTTCCATTAACATTACTTGTGTTATAGTAAGTGCTATCAACACCTGTAGAGAAAGTATAACGTTGATATAAATTTCCTGCGGCAGTTTGGTTTATATAATATTGAACAACTCTATTTGTTAATAAAATGGTTGCTAGATCATCACTAAAGAATGAAATTACGCTACTTGTATTTGTAACATTAAGTGTGGCATAACCTAAATTATTATTGTTCCATAAACCACCATCGCTACCGATACTGTTAATGCTACTATACTTGCCTGTAGGATCAAGTAAGTCTAAATTTTTACTGACACCGATACTGCTGCGATTGATTGCTTTTGATTTAATAATTGAACTGTATAATGTATATGGAAAATTGTTATAATCTTCACCATTAACCATACGATTTTGTGTATAGTAACGGGTTGGTGCACGTTGTTTAATACTTGGAATGCTTTCACGTGCCTGTGCATTTGAAACAGGTACAGTTAATTCAAGTCCTAATGTTAAAGTTTCCACTGTGCCTAAACGTGTAATATATGTAAATGCAACACTTATGCCTTGCATTTCATTTTGATCTATAGTATATGTTAATCCGTTACTTGCACGAACATAAGCACGGAAAGTTCCTACTGGTATATTACTAAACACGCCGTCGCCAAACACATAAGTTACTTGGTCATTAAAACGTGAATTTACACTAAAAATATTTTTCTTGCTGCTTTCAGTTTGTAGGTATGCGTTAGAATATACGTTGTCTACTTTTTCCCATAAAATGCGTGTGTTATTATTTGTATTAAGTTGGTATAACCATGTGTCTGTATTATTAATACCTTGAACATCAATATTAACTGTTTGATTAGAAATTTCTTGTTCTAACACAAAATCGTAATTAGTTAAATTACCCTGTTTAAAGTAAAAGAAATATCCTGTATTAGAACTTGCAAATCCTAATTTATCATTTCTATACAACATGTTAAACGTGCCTGTTGGCGCAGGTGGTAACTCATAAAGATAATCTTCATCTACACTTGTTACAGACACTAATTCAAATTGCATTGCTGTGCCATTAATTGTACTTGTAAAAGGCACTATAGGCAAACTTGTTTGAGGTAATTGTAAACTATATTCAGCAGTAGTAACTCCTAATATATCGCTTATATTACCTGGCTTACCTATTTTCTGTGATGATATTAATGCGGAATTAATAATTGTATTATATTGTTCAAACCAAAACGGATTTGCTGGATCATTCCATAAAATAGGTACGTTACTTAAATTTACACCATTTAAATCAGTAATACTCTGACTTGTTTGTATACTTGTTACCTTAAGTAATCCTTCTGCGCATAGGTTACGTTTTGGCGTATAACTTACTAAGTTTGCTAACTTTACAACGCTGTCACGGCGTTCAGCGGTATCTAAAAAGTTTTCACGGGCATTCAAGTCATTTCTAAACGCTAGACCTTGACCCATGAATGCCATGACATCAAGTAGTGCTATGAACTCACTAGACTCAATGTAATCATTATATGTTTCAGGATAATATACACGCAGGTAATCTATAAAACTCTTACGTAATGTTTCGTAATCGTAACTGCGGAAATCAGCCTCACGAAAGGTTTGGTAGATAGCCTTCCAATCGTTTATGCCAAATAAAGCCGCTTGTCTGGAACTTTTAGCCATAAATTATCTCTGAAACATTATTTATCAATACTTAAAAACCGAGTTTTTAAGATTATTGGACACTAGCAGTATTAGTTAATGCATCAAAAAACACATTAAGAATAAGTGCTTGATTAAATGGGGCTATGGCCAACTGAACTTCTAATAGTATGCCGTGTTCTTTAGGATATCCTTTAACATAATCTAATATTATTCTAGGATCCAAACTTGCTACCCTTCTTATTTCACGTTCAATAGCAAACTGAGTGTCAGGGGTATTAGGTTCGAACACAAAATCCCATAATGTAGTTCCGTATTGAGGTTGTCCTACTTTTTGTCCTTGCTCTATATTAAGTGCATTAATAAAATCCTGTACAACCAACGGGGCATCATTTAAACTATATTTTTTTCCTGTACGTACAGGATTAACTATGCTACCGACCCCTCCATCTATGCCGCCCATAGCGTTGGTTGTTTTAGGTTTATTCGCATTAATTGTACTAAATCCAATATATTGTGGCATAATTTTATTTATGTATTAAGCAGAACCTTTAATTACGGTACGTTTTATTACGGTCACGTTTGTATTATTATTAGAAACAGCATCACTTTCTTGAGTAGAATTTCCATATTCAGCAAGTGCGATAGAAGGATATTTTTCATCTAATTTCTTAAGGGCATCCAAGGCTTTTTGTACCTTAGCGATAGATGCGTCCCATGCTGTTTTGAGACTAATAATTTCAGGATCACCAGGAGGATAATTGTTTTGTGCATCTAGGTATTCGCTTTCTGCAAAACTTGCTTCATCCTCAGCGTCATTTAATTCTTCAGTTAACATATCCTGTTCATCGATATAGGCATTTCTTTCTTCTGTGGCACTATCAACTTCACTAGCCGCTGCCTCATCTATTTCGCCAAACTTAGGAGGAGGAATATCAGGGTCATCCAATGTGCTTGCTACAGAATCGGTCAACTCTGATCTATCTACAGTGTTTAATGCTACAGAAGGCATTTTAACACCTGATCCAGGACTTGCTACTGATCCTAATGCATTTTGCAACTCTGACGCTGCGCCTGCAGGAAGTCCCGAACTTACCAAACTTGACAATCCGCCTGCCTGAGCTTTTGCTTTTGAGAGTAAATCTCCTGCCTTGCCTAATAATTCACCAGCCAATCCTGTTAATGCTCCTGCTTGTGATCCTGTTATTGCACTCTTTAAGTCTCCAATGCCAGGCATATTCGGCATGCCTCCTTTTGCTAAATTTGTAATACTGCCTGCTGCTGCTGCGCCTCCTGGCAAATTACTTAATCCGCTAGCCAAAGAAGATACTGTACCTGAAACTAATCCTGTTGCTTTTGCCTTAGCAGCATCAATTAAACCGTTAGTAGCAGTTGGATTATTTAATAATGAAGTCGGGCTTGCAAAGGCTCCCGGTGACATTGTAGGGCTATTTGCAAATTTTGACAATTGTCCAGTAGCATTACTTAACACACTTGAACCAACTGATGCTAGTCCTTTTGAAGCGTTTACAAGTGAGTCTGCTATGGTACCTGAATTAGGTAAAATGTTTGAACCTAAACCTACATTAGCACCTGTTTGCTGTAACGTTGACTGCGCAGCCTGTGATAAAGAGTTAGTTGTATCAGAAACAGATGCTAAGGCATTGTCTGCTGCTGCTTGTTTTGCAATGGCTGTTAAGTTTTGTGGCTTGCCTGCTTCCATTGGTTTAAAACTTGCTGCTATGGCACTAAATGCGCCTGCTGAAACACCTTTTGCTGTATCAATAACATCTGATAACGACGGAGACTTTGCTAAGGCCTGCACACTATCTAAACCCTCGCCTATGCCCGCTCCAAAATTGCCTGCACCAATATCGTCCATTACATTGTCTAGACCAGAAAATGAAGAACTTACACCCAACTTACTTAGTGCGCCGGCATTTACAGCATCTAACGTTTTGGATAAGCCGTTTTTACTAGTTGATAGAACCATGCCTCCTAATTGTGTTGATACCTCTTTGCCTGATATTACACCTGCTGCTTGTAATTGTGTTTGTGCTTGTTGAAAATTATTTGTCATTAATTGTGTTTGTGCCTGCGTATTTGATACAAGCGAAGGTAAATTTTGTGCGCCGCTATAGCCTGTAAACAAATTTTGTCCCATACTTACCTTAACGTTGCCGCTTTGACCTGCTAGTGAGGTTATTAAAGGACCCGACCCAGGTTTTAATGCTCCTGCTACCTGCAACTGGTCTGCTGTTAAGGCGTATTTTCCTACTGCTATTGTTGGGCTATTGCCAGGCACATCGGCAATTGCTGCGCCCTTTTTTACAGCATCTTTTAATGGGCCTTTTCCAGCCTTTTGACTTTGCGCGCCTGCTATTGCTGAAGATACTTTAGAATTAATTGATGTGCTAGTGCCTTTACTTGATGGTACTGTATTTGTAACCGCTGAGCTAGGTTTACCAGACAATGCACTCGCCGCTTTGTTGTTCGTATTTTTGACGCTGTTTGCTGGTGCAGAAGGCAATGCGCTACTAGCACTAATAGTGGTTTTTACATCTACGCCTTGACCTGCATTAGCCCATGGTGTATGCGCAGGCGCTCTGCTAGTGATACTAACCAATTTTGCAGGCGCTGCCAAAAATCCTTTTTGTTTATCAAACAGTGTATCTGTATGTAATGTTTTTTCTATAGCAGGAACTTCTTGTGGTTTAGTGCTTGTTTGCCCACTGTTTAGGTTAACTTTACTTCCATTTACAAACGCTTCAGCAGACGATGCCATACTTGCTTGACCACCTGACTCAACACTATATGCGCCGCCTACCTTAGTAGTATGTTTTCCAGAAGTGAAATTACTATAATTACTACCAACTCTTTGTTTATATTCTTTTTCACTGTTAAGGTGAATATTTTCACCTTGTAAATTTAAATTTTTAGTAGCATGAATATTAACATCATTATCAGCGTGTAAGTTTAAATCTCCTTGAGTACGAATGTTTACTGAGTTTGTAGAGTACAAATCAATAGTACCCTCTTTACCTAACTCTATATAACTTTGACCGTTACTATGTAGTAACATTAATGTTTGACCATCGTCACTCATTAATATTTGATGTCCTAAACTAGTGCGTATTCTTATAAGTTGGTCACGACCAATAATATCACCGTCATCCATTACAATTGTATGACCGCCTCTACGTGCAACAACACGTAATTGTTTAGCGTTATCTGCCTTTAAATTACTAGCAATACTTGTATCGTCGAAACCGCCTTCATATATTGGGCGTCCTGGAGTACTCACACCCCATCCTACTCTACTTGGACTTTCACGTTGACTGCTTGAACCTATAGGTCCTCTTACAGGATCACGTAATATTCCTTGTTGAAACATGATAGCACTGCTGTAACTGTGTACAGGTTTTGGTGCTGTTAAGTATTGGCTACTATCGGCAACATCTTTATTATTTGTGTTAATATTAGTTACAGGTAATCGTTTAGCACCACCATAACTATCTGCTTCACCTTTATTAGGTATAATATTATCTACTGCTCCTATAGCAGGAACCATTTGTAGTGCTTCTGGTTCAGGTACACAACCTATATAAAATCCATAGTTCATGTCACCGTCGACAAATAAACACAATACTGTAGTGCCGATGTCTGGAGGACTCATCCACATACCATAACTGCTGGGATTAGTTTTGTAAGTACCTAAATCTGTATCTCCTGCATCTGGTCTTGTAAATCCAAAAAATGGACTTAAGAATTTTACCGGGCGCCAGTTATCTTTGTTGTCGGGATCTATACCACTGTTATCCACAATATAAACCATTAAGCGGCCAGAACGTGTAGGATCAACATTATCTTTGACTATACCTAGAGCAGGCGTCATGCGTGGATTGGTGCCACCGGCATCTGCCTTACTTCTTTTTAATGCGCCTTTTGGTTTAATTACGTCTTGTGCCATTTATTATCCTCTTCTATCAGGATCATCCTCAGCGAACGGATCATCACTTAACTTATCTTCACCAACATCTGTTTCAAGGTCATCGTCATTACTACCTTGTTTCTCTTGAGTTTGTTTAGCCGTACTATCATCTGAACCTGGTTCACCCATATCAAATGTAGGGCCTACTAATGTTAGTGTTTGTTCAAATTTACCTTGTGAGAATGTACTTTCAACTTCTGTTAGCATCCAAATTACAGCACCCTGTGCCATATCTTTGATATATTGGGGGTAGTTTAAAAACAAAATGGATTCGTTTATATCCATTACACCTGTTTCATTATTATAATCAACTGCTTCTTTAAATGCCACTTCAATATAAACTTGACCACCGCTTGCACTAATAGTATATCCGTCAGTGCCATAAAATTTACTATAGAATTGTGTTAGGGATGTTTGTGCATCTCTCATTAAAAAGTCAGGATCTCCTAAAATTCTTATACGACCATTGCAATAAGCACCGTCATCCTGCAAACTTGTAACCACACTATTTTGTGCTTCTAAACTTATACCTAATCCACCCATCTTACTTGTATTATTTGTTGCACCTGTTCTTACACTTGCGCCGCCGGCTACTGCTGTGCCGGCACTTGTGTCTTTACTTCCGGGCGGTGGTGGATCACTTTTTGTTCCGCTATTACCGGCTGTTGCTTTAGAATTTCCTGTTGCTGAGCCTGATGTGCCTTGTGCGTTAGCATCACTTCCTTGACCTTCTCTTTCTGCACCGGGATTTTCTGTAGTGCCTATAGGTTTAAATTCTTCTTGGGTCATGCCTAAAACAGTGTTAAAATACAAATTATCAAATGTTAATGTATAATCTAGTACTTCACTATTTTGACCTGTAAAATAATAATCATATCTTTTATGTGGACCATAATATTTGGTAGTATCTGGCGCAAATGGAGTTGCTACGCTAGGTATATCATATACAGTAATAACAAATGTTTGTTCATATGCCCAATCTTTAATTTTGTCGTCCCAATAACATGCAGTAATATCGCTATTGATACTAAACCACGCTAGTGGAAAAGGATCTTCTACTGAAGATTGAACATAACCCTTTTTAGTAGGGTCAGGTTGTTTTGCATTAGAATAAACTGTTTGCAAAGATTGTTCCATGTACTGACTTTTTTTAATAATTGTTTCTATCATCTGCACGATAGATTCATCATTGTTAAAAGTAAACATTCTTTCATTTGGGTCAGGTGGTTTATTACTTTTAGCATCAGTAGATTCTGATGTAGTTTTTGCTCCGCTACCTGGCCAGCGCCATTTATCTAAATCTGATTGTGTAACTATACTTGCTAAACCAATTCTTTCATAAGCATCGCCTTGATACATAATGCTGTAAATATTCGGTACTTTAGCATCAGGTGGTTTTTTATTGACTTTATCTTGTTCAAGTTTGTTTAATTTTGTAATTAATCCTTCTGGACCTTGAAGTACATCATCTACTGTTCTTCCCTGAACTTTTACTCCAGTAGGCACACGACCGCGCTTTACACCTAATAAAGATTGAGCATTAATGCCTGTTGCTTCAATATTATAAACTGTGGCTTTGCCGTCTAATTTAAATCTTACATTAGTAAATTGTATATCGTAAAATTGCTCAAACAACGCACCACTGCCTAAAGGATCAATTGGTTCACCGTATAAACTATCTCCAGATTGTACTATTCTACCATCAATATCATAGCCATAAAATCGTATGCCTAAAATATAAATTTGTTTAAATTGGTCACTTAATTCTTTATATGCAGTATTATCGGTATATGCTTTTAAAGCATCTGCTGCTCTTTTTAATTTTGTAAGAAAGCTAAAACCATATGGCTCTGTAATTTGAAAACTTAAAGAGGGTATACAACTAACATCTGTACCAGTGCCTGCACTGCCAATTACAGTATTATATTTGAGATTATCAATATAATAGTCAACTTCAAATCCTGGTGCTCGTCTATCAGTGCTGTTGTTAATGCCACCACTTTGCGCTATAATATATGCGCCGGCGCCTGATCCATCTTCATTAATAGTTTGTAATGCTTTAATATTTTGTCTGCCGCTTGCTACGAATTCACTATATGCATCTGGCGTAATCATATACAATGTAAGATTATACGTGTAACTTGCTAACTTACTTAAAGGATTATATAATCTTCTACCCGGTCTATCTGCTCCGCCAAACCCTGCTTTTCCTGGACTAGCAACTGTTCCTGTGGCATTTCCGCGACTTGATACTGAAGTTGCAACTCCGCTGCCTGAAGGTATTACATTTTGATTTTGATTTAATGATGATTTTGCCAGACTATTTAAATCATCGTCTGCAAGGTTAGCGTTCAAAGCCATTGTTAAATACCTAATACTTGTTTAAGTGTATCCAATTTAGGCACATAAAATTCTACGCCAGTCTTAAAATCAAAATAAGGATCAGGCCCTAAACGATTGGGATTTCGTGCAGCAAATACCCACCAAAGCCTACTATCATTGTATAAGTGGAAGGCTAACAAATCTGGACGATATTGATATACTGCCGGTAATACATAAAGTACATCGCTAGGCTGACTTGGTATAGGTCTGTTTACCATAAAGTCTAAAAACTTTTTGTTAAACACTCCCGTATCCTTATAGGGACTAGTTTTTGGATATAAGTTATTTGTAGCCATTACCAGAATCCTGCCGTGCCATTATTTGAACCATTTAAGATAGCGCCATTACCATATTCAGTAACACTAAATCTGTTGCTTACGTCATATCTACTTACTATTGGTATGGCTGAAAAACTAATATTAATTTTAGTTGGTACATACGTTGGATCTTTTGTTCCAGGTGGAACTCTTGAATTAAAGCCTGAGTTTGTAAATGCTGGTTTAGGCAAAACGCCGCCGGGCATTAATCCAGTTGCTTGTATGAGTCCTTGTGCTGTGCTGCCTAAAGATTTCACTGCTCCTTGTGCTAATGTTTGTACTACTTTATCAAACAAACCCAACGTCTTTTTAGGTTTTTGTATATCAGCGGTTTCTGCTCTACTTACACCGGAAGGTAAAGTTATTGCTCCTGCTCTAATATAATCTACGTCTGTAGGTAAATTATATGTAAAATTTGAGATTGCTAAAGGATGTTCGTTAAATTGATACTCACCTAAACCGGTTAGATAACACAATGGTGGAGGAGTACCTGGTTTAGGATACTCATCTTGACCATAAAACATTTTAGTTACTGATCTTAAAAAATGTATGACTGCCAATAGGTAATTTGCCTCTGCCGTATCTTGGGCAGTAAAATCACATGTTATACTAATACTATCAACATTGCTGCTTTCGTATTGAAATATTTTATAGTTAGTATGTACCGGAGCCACACTTTGATAATTTGCAGCGTATGTAACTGTGATATTTGGAGTATATGGGAAAATTATACCGTCTGTTGCAGCCAATGGCGACAACAAAATATTATTAGGATCGTTATAAAGATAGGTTGCACCACGTGCTAATCTAAGGCGAACACGCCAGTCTTTTTGCTGTTCGTAGTTTGTACTATCTTGTAGGGTAGCCTGTTCTCTGGCTTGCTCTGTTGCTGATGGTATTCCCTGTGCCATATAATTCCTTTACAGTTCTATATGTATAAATAGACTGTCTTGTGTATTATTTATCGCCCTAAAAATCACCGTTTTTCTATTGCAGGCTTGACATAATCTGTCAGGTCATGTATCATTTTTACAACACAATAACAAGAGGAACTATGTCTACTGCTAAGAAACCTGTTAACTATCTAAACAATAAAGATATTCTAAAAGAGATACATGCCAGCAAAACTACATATTGCTGCTATAGCCGTCAAGAATATCATCAATATGATCTAATCATTGACATGCCACAGAGCCCATTGGAAAAGTCATTAGATCAACTAATAAGACCCAAAAACATCAAGGCTGCTAGAGAAGCAAGAGCAGCAAGAATTTTAAATCAAACTGGACAAGAAGTTAAATTAAAGGATATACCCGTAACCGATCTTGTATTTCGTGTTATGACTTGGGATCATATTCCAGTAAGCCCAAAGCAACCACGCAAGGTTGTTAAAAAGAAAACAGCAAAAGACATATTAGAATTCGATGACCAAGAAGAAGAAAGTCTATTTGAAGATTTAGAACTTGAAGATACTAAGGACGATGTTGATGACATGGTTCATGTCAAGGTCAACTTCCCACCATTCCAACACTACAAATTAGATGAAAACAATAGTGCAATTTGTGTTGGCAAAAGTCATTGGAAGGGCGGTGTAAAGACTGGTGAGTTTAGTAAGGATCATGGAAAGATTACTGACAAACTAGCCCGCATGTTCATTATGTTGTGTGAAAAGTATGCCATGAAGTTCAACTGGCGTGGTTATACTTACAATGATGAAATGCGTAATAGCGCAATTTTACAGCTAACTTATGTTGGATTACGATTCAATGAAGCCAAGAGTGCTAACCCATTCGCATACTACACAGCCGCTATTACAAATAGTTTCTGCCGCGTGTTGAATACTGAAAAGCGTAATCAAAATATCCGTGACGATATTTTAGAAATGAATGGATTGAACCCGAGTTACACACGCCAAATGCGTGATATGAAATTTGATAGTTATGAAGAATAACCAAAAAACTTTAATAAAATCAATAACTTAGATAAACTATATAGATGTCCAACTTATTTAAGAAGGCAGCGGTCTTTACAGATATACACTTTGGCTTAAAATCAAACAGTCTTGAACACAATCAAGATTGTGCCGATTTCGTTGATTGGTTTATAGAGACTGCTAAGGCAGAAGGTTGCGAGACTTGCTTTTTCTTGGGTGATTACAATCACCATCGTGCAAGTATCAACATACACACTATGCAGTATGGTCTACGTGCTTTAGAAAAACTAAACGACAATTTTGATGTGGTATACTTTATTCCAGGTAACCACGACTTATATTATCGTGACCGTAGAGATATACATAGTGTTGAATGGGCAAAACATCTAAAAAATGTAGTGATTGTAAATGATTGGTTCAGTCAAGATGACGTAACAATTGCGCCATGGTTAGTAGGAGATGAATACAAGAAACTGCTCAAGATCAAATCAACGAAATATTTGTTTTCGCATCTTGAGTTGCCACGCTTCTACATGAACGCAATGGTAGAGATGCCAGATCACGGTGAAATTAATGATGAGCATGTTAAAGGATTTGAACAAGTATACAGCGGGCATTTTCATAAACGTCAAGCAAGAAAGAATATTTGGTATATGGGCAATGCTTTCCCACATAACTATGCAGATGCAGGTGATGACGCACGTGGTATGATGATACTTGAATGGGGAGTTGATCCTATATTCAAATCATGGCCTAAACAACCTGTATTTCGTGTCTATAAACTTAGTGATGTGCTTGAAAATCCAGATGGATTATTATTGCCAAGAAGTAGCGTAAGAGTTCATCTCAATATAGAAATAAGTTATGAAGAGGCAAACTTTATTAAAGAGCAACTTATTCCAAAACATCAACTACGTGAAATGGCATTAATACCTATAAAATTAGATCAACATCAACTTGATCTTGCGCCGGGCGAGTTGAAATTTGAAAGTGTTGATCAAATAATAACAGATCAAATAAGCAACATAGAGAGTCAATTTTACGACCACAAATTACTATTAGAAATATATAGGAATTTGTAAATGCTAACCGACGATAAAAATATAGATTACAATCAATTTATATTTGAAACTAAAGAATATGTATCTGTAGAAATTCCTTGGATAACATGGAATGCATTACACTTAGAAAATAAAAATCAAAGGCACGAACGGTTAGCATATGAAATTAATGCTGTAAAGTTGGGTCAAAGAACTTTAGTTTTAAACTGTTCAAATGAGGTTTGGTCTATAGGTGCATTGTTAAAAAAATTTTTACCTTACATTAGATTTCCTAAAAATCAAATAAAATTAGTATTTGGTACCACTTTAATAGATCCGGTGTTTAAAAATTATATGTGTGAGGTGACTCATACTGGAGCAGCAGATTGGTTAGGATTTTATACAAAACTTAGAAAGCAAGGTATTGCATGGAAAAATGTAGAGATTAATTCACATTTAATCGCTCTCTGTAGAAGACCAAACAGTTTACGTGCTGATATTATAAAAAGTCTTTTGGACTTATATGGAGAAAAAGTAAAAGTAAGTTTTCATACTATTGATGCCAGCCAACAAGAAATTGAAGATTACCAAAAGATGTTTTATCCTAAAAGTATTCCTATTGAATTAGACGACATGAGTTCACATACTTCTGTAATACAATTATCAAATACTTCAAGTGTGATGTACAAAAGTCTAATTCATTTGGTACTAGAGACAGAGCCGCCTGATAATTGGTACGGCATTTTACTTACTGAAAAAAGTTTTAAACCTTTTGCTTATCATCAATTACCTCTATTTTTGGCACCCGCAGGACAGATTAAAAAATTGCGAGACTTAGGGTTTGATATGTTTGATGACATATTTGATGGACATCCCTATGATACTGAAACTTATTATAATTTATATAAACTTAAATTACTAAAAGTTTTAAAAAAATTTATGGATAGTTATCCAACAGTTGATCATGTGCGTTCGTTACGTGGGAGTCTTTTCCCCAGACTAGAGTATAATAACAATTTATTAGAGTCAATTATTATTAAAAATCCGCCTTATCTAAAACATCACTATTTTAGCAGGGATCCATTATAATGAAGTTTTTAGATTTTATAACCGAAAATGATAGTGAGATTGCTTTTAATTTAATGTACTTTTCATTTAACCTTACCGAACAGTTAAAAACAAATGATTTTAATGTCAAAGCAAAGTATATAGTAGATTTTATTTCAAATTACAATATGAACGATAGGACTTTAATATTAAATGGGTCTATGGAACATTCGGCAATAGAAGTTTTGATAAGTTACATTTTAGATAAAGTAGCATATCCGAAAAATAAAATTAAAATTGTACTAAGTGTACCCACTAACAATCCAAAAATTTTAAACTATGACCATGAAATTATTCCGTCAGCAAGTGCAAATATGTTTGATTACTACGGCAAACTTAAAAAAGAGCAGGTTGATTGGGTAAACATACCTATGAGTTCGCACTTAATTGTTTTGGCAAACAACCCTACTACTGAACGTGCTGAAATAATTAAAATGATTTTAAGTATAGCCAAAAATCAAACTAGAGCAAGTTTTGGTATAGATAGAATTACCAATATGAGTTTACAATATTGGAAAAAAATAATGGATCCTTATCCTGTACCTATGGTTATAGACAAAGAAAGTTTTACTGATTATCACGATATAAATTCTTTTTCAATAAAACTATATCAATCATTGGTAAATGTAATACTTGAAAGCCTGCCCCCAAGTAATACATATACAGATTTGAGTGAAAAGTCATATAAACCATTTGCATGGCATCAAATGCCATTGTGGTTTGCTCCGCACAACCAAGTAGATAAGGTGCGTGAGTTGGGCTTTGATACATTTGATGATCTTTTTGATGGGCATACTTATAATAAAGAACCAAATAATCAATTTTACAAATTAAAACTTTTAAAAACTATAAAAAATTTTATTAATGCATATCCTACATTAGATAGTATTACAGAATTGAGACATAAAATGTGGAATAGGTTAGATGCAAATGAAAAACATCTAGCCAAAATAATTGCAAATAATCCTTATTATTTGCAGAGTTAAAATTTATATAATATAATAATCAACTATGATATCTTTAAAGAACATAACACTAAGAAACTTTCTATCGATTGGCGCAGTCACACAGGCTGTGAACTTTGATAGCAAGGAACTCACATTGATTCTTGGTGAGAACCTCGATCTTGGTGGTGACGGTGCTAGAAACGGTACTGGTAAGACTACATTAATACAGGGTTTATCATATGTACTATTTGGTACGCCAATCAATCAAATTCGTAAAGATAATCTAATCAATCGTACCAATGCTAAGGGTATGATGGTTACATTAGAGTTTAGTTGTAACGGTGTTGATTATAAGATTGAACGCGGTCGTAAACCAAATGTATTAAAATTTTATATAAATAATCAGGAAGAAGAATGTGTAAACGATGCTCAAGGTGAAAATAAAGAAACACAAGAGCATATAGAACGTGCAATAGGTATGACACCCGATATGTTTAAACATATTGTGGCACTAAATACTTATAGCGAACCATTTTTAGCCATGAAGGCTAATGATCAGCGTAACATTATTGAACAGTTGCTTGGCATCACATTGTTGAGTGAAAAAGCAGAACTTATAAAAGAGCAAATAAAGAGTACAAAAGACAAAATAACCGAAGAAGAATATAAAAACAAAGCAATAGAAGAAGCAAATAAACGAATACAAGAACAAATTGAAAACTTAAAAAGACGAGCGAAACTTTGGGATGCCAAGCACGATGAAGATTTATTGAAACTCAAAGATGACCTTGAAGAACTACAAAAGTTAGATATTGATAGTGAACTTCAGGGTCATAAAGATTTGGCTTTATATAATCAAAAGAAAAAAGATTTAGCCGACCTAGATAAAGCAATCAATAGAACAGAGAGTGATATAGATCGTGAAGAAAAAGGTCTAAAGAAAGCCGAAAAAGAATTAAAATCATTACAAGATCATAAGTGTCATACTTGTGGTCAAGATATACACGATGATAAACATAATAAACTTTTAAAGGAAAGAGAAAAATTTGTAAAAGCCACCACAGACACACTCGCTACATTGAAAGCAGAGTTGTTAGAACTAACTACGGCAAAAACAGAACTAGGTACTATCGGTAAACAACCAAAATTATACTATGATACAGAGCAAGAAGCCTTTCAACATCGTAGTTTAGTTGATTCATTGATTGTAAAAATTGACGAAAAAGAAAAAGATGAAAATCCATACACCGATCAAATTGGTGAAATGGAAAGTCAAGCACTACAACCAATAAGTTTTGATAAAATAAATGAGTACACAAGATTATCAGACCATCAAAAGTTTTTGTTAGAGTTATTAACAAGTAAAGATAGTTTCGTCCGCAAGAAGATTATCGATCAAAATCTAAGTTATCTCAATGCAAGGCTCACACACTACCTTGATAGAATAGGCTTGCCTCATCAAGTTGTATTCCAAAACGATCTTAATGTTGAGATTACCGAATTAGGTCGTGAACTTGATTTCGATAATCTTTCTCGCGGCGAACGCAATAGATTGATATTAGGTCTATCATTTGCGTTCCGTGATGTATGGGAAAGTCTATATAGCCCAATCAATACATTGTTTATTGATGAATTGATTGACAGCGGTATGGATAGTATCGGTGTTGAAAACAGCATGGCTATTCTCAAAGACATGTCACGTAATAGGAACAAGTCAGTATGGCTTGTAAGTCATCGTGAAGAACTTGCAGGTCGTGTACCTAGCGTACTGAAGGTTGTCAAAGAAAACGGATTCACTACATATAACACTACACATGATTTTGTATGAGTTTAGCATTATGGCATTGGCATATAGAGGTAAGTAGTAAATGTACATTACGCTGTCCGCGATGCGCACGTAGTGAAGTGCCAAAAACTTTAACCAATACAGAATTAAATTTAGATTTTTTTAAAAAGAATTTTACACCAGAGTTTGTAAGTAGGCATGTTGAAAAAATTACCTTTTGCGGCGATGACGGTGATCCTATCTACGCACATGATCTAGTACCCATTATTAGATATCTAAAATCATTTAAAGATATAGCCATAGTAATAGTAACTAACGGCAGTTATAAAAAACAAGATTGGTGGACTAATTTGGCAAAAATATTAACGGAAGTCGATCACGTTCATTTTAGTTTGGATGGCTATGATCAAGCAAGTAATGAGCAGTACCGTATCAATAGTGATTGGGACAGTATTATGCTGGGTATTAATACTTTGAGAAGCAATAGTAGATGCTATATGACTTGGGATGCTATAGGATTTAAGTTTAATGAAAATCACATAGATCGTATGATGAGCATGGCTAAAAATTTAGGTTTTGACCAATTTCAATTAACACGAAGCACAAAATTTGGTAGCAAGTATGATCATTATGGAACCAATGATGCACTTGAGCCTACACGTAAAGATTTAATAAGTAGTACTCACCGTTTTGAAAGACGTATTTGGAATTTATCTAATCGTACTTTACGTGAGCGTTATACAGAAACAAATTTACAATTGTTTAATGATGTTAAAGTTATAGGTGATATTAAACCTATATGCCATATAGGCAATAAAGGATTGTTTATTAATAGCAAAGGTGAATTTTACCCATGTTGTTGGGTAGCAAATAGATATAGCCATAACACTCATTGGTCTGAGTTAGGAAAAAAATATAACTTAAATCTTACAACACTTACAGATGTTGTAAGTGATAAATTTTGGAATAAAAATTTTGTTGAAAATAGTTACGAATGTAGTACAAAATGTTCAGCAAAATACGTAGATAAAAATTACGCCACTGAGTGGTAATCGTATACATATAGTCATGCCTAATCCACAAAAACAAAAGGGAAACAGTTTTGAGCGTGAAGTCGCTATACATCTTAGCAAACTCTACAATGAGAGTTTTATTCGTGCTCCTGGATCCGGTGCGTATGTAGGTGGTAAAAATCAAGTACGCACACAAATACTGCACGAAGGGCAGATTCGTAGTTTTAAAGGTGATATAGTGCCCGGGCAGAGTTTCAGCAAAATGAATGCTGAGTGTAAAAGTTATGCTGATTTTCCATTTCATCAAGTTTTAACTGGAGAATGTAAAATTCTAGAAAGTTGGTTAGATCAAATGATGGATGTAAGCGAGTCAGATGATGTTAATATATTGTTTATGAAATTTAACCGTAAAGGAAAGTTTGTAGCAGTACAAACGTCTATGACTTGGGTTACAGATAATTTTTTATATTTTACTTCTAAAAAACACAAAGACTGGGTTATTATAGAATTTGACCATTTTTTTAAACTCAACAAAGACCTTCTTAAATCATATTGTTCAGGCAAATCAGAGAACAACTCAATTCATACCATTACTACTGAAATAGTTCCTACATTTACAAAATTATAAAATTAGTTGATAGTTTATCTATCCTCCTTGAGCAAGTCTAGTTTACTAGTCACCTGCGGATCTGGAGTAAAGATACTTTTATAGTATCGTATACCGAGAGGGCAATCGACAGGTTTGCGAACCCTCAATGAGCCTATATCTTATTTCGTTTTGCGGATATAGGACATGCGTTATAGTAGATGAGAGTCTACAACTACAGTCCATAAACTTTACAGTATAACCGGTAGCGTATAACATCACAACAGGGTAGTTATACGGGAACAAACGACATGGCTGATGGGCAGGCAAGTCCACAGTTTGGTAGTGCTGAGATAGCACTACCATGGCTTCAAAGCGGCAAATCATTCATATACCAAATAAAAAAATAAGTCCGAGCGAAGCGAGGACTTAGACAAACGAAGTTTGTCTTTAAAAGAATGGCAACTGAGTTTTCTTAGTAATGTCCATATGCTCATCTACTAATTCTGCTAAATGTTTTCTTTCTTGATAAGACATGTTAAGGACATCTTCATAGGTCGCACTGCCTCTCATATACCAAGCCATGGATAATGCGTTCTTTTTTATACCCTGAACCTCAAGTTCCATATTTTCAACTAACTTCTTTATATCTTCAGGGTTAGCCGTCAGAAGTCTTAGCCGAAAAAATCTGATGCGTTGAGAGTATATGGTTGTTGATATTCGTTGCTGCAATTAGTACATTTAATTTCTAAAGGTTTTAATTCAGTACTATTTTTAAGATTTGCATTATGGTCACGAATTGCAATATAAATGCTACCATCGCAGTTATGTAAGAAATCATCAATAAATTCTTTTTCGGTAACTGTGGTGGTTGGAGTTTCTATATAATCTATTGTGTTACTGATTATTTTCATGGTTGCTTCAGTAATATCACGTACAGCGTTTTGTGTTACTTTTGCCTTTTCATCAACATTTTCAATAGTTTCAATATTGGCATATACTTTTTGAATATTAAATTGATCAGTAGCAGCCTGATTCATTTCTTTATAAGTCAGTGGTCTAAACTTTATTTTAAGATCATTGACTGCTAACGGGGTATCATAATCACCCTGCTTCATTTGTGCTAATACATTTAATAAGTTTAACCCAAATCTTTCACTATTTTCGCACTTAGGACAAGTTGTATCAATTTCTAATGTCTCTTGGCCACCTGCTGCTCTAATAGCAATTAATACAGCATCTAGATCGTTAGCATTTAAACGCCATGGGTCTTTAATTGCCGGTACGCAACTTTTAATAAGATCAGTTATTGCTGACCCGTTAAACAATGCGTCAGGAGTCCTTACAGTAATTTCATCTATTGCAGTCATGGGATATACTGGTAATTCCCCTGATTCAGGCATTTCTAATACGCCTGGCTGATATCCTTTACCTGCGCTCGGTAATTTAAAATGAACTGCTGGTCTACGAAAAAACTGCTTTAGTGGATTATTCTCCATATTAATTCCTCTTTAAATATTGGGTATTTTGTAACTATAAATAGTGTTGTATTTATAAAATCCAAAAACCCTGTAAAAAAAGGTAGGTTATGGCAGAACTTGATGTTGATGAATTAAATGATTCGTTAAGACTTTTAACACAAACAGTTAGAGACTTATCTAGCCAATTAGGTGCCTCAACCGCTGCAAGTTTGGGCGCTACAAAAGCCTATAAAGCAAATTATGATGCTACCGGAAGAGCCAATCAAAATATAGATGGATTGGCACGCAGTACCAAGAACCTTACAGAAGCAGAATTAGCAAGATTAGAGGCACAGAAAAAGATTAGACAAGCAGAAATGCACTTGTCTGATGCAACAGACAAAGCAAAAGATTCTCTTGGTAGTTTCGGTAAAGCAATATTAGATACAAATGTTAAGTTAGACAATTACGGCGAAGCGTTAAGCCAAGCAGGTGACGCTGCTTTTGCATTTGGTAAAGCATTTGGACCACTGGGAGCATTGATAGGTGGTGTTGTTAAGGGCTTTACTATGCTCATGGAAGCCAATTTAAAGATAACACAGGGTTATCTTGACGGCAAAGATGCACTTAACAAAATGGGCGGCGCTGGAAGCCATACAGTCGCTTCACTACAAAAAATGGCATTGGAAGCGGACCTTAATGCTGAAACATTAAACAGAATGATTAAACCTATGCAGGGCATGGGTTCAAGCATAATGGCATTAGGTTCTACAGCAGGTGATAGTCAAAAAGAATTTGCAAAATTAATTCAAGCGACAGCAGAAGAACGTAAGCAAATGCAACGTCTTGGTATTAACCAAGAGCAAATGATGCAAGGTACAGCGGACTACTTGCAGTTACAATCAATGTCTGGTCGCAGTCTAAAAGCAGAAAATATTGATAGAGAAAAACTAAGAAAGGCAAGTCAAGAATATCAAGTTAACTTAATGGATTTGGCTGCTTTAACGGGCAAAGATGTTAATGAATTAAAAGAAAAACAAAAAGCAATGATGATGGATCGACAGGTCCAATTGAAAACAATTGCTGATACACTTAAAGAAAAACAACTTAGAGAAGCGGCAGCAAAAGAAACTGACGCAGGAAGAAAAGCAGAGTTACTAGCAAAGGCAGATGCTTTAAAAGCAGAAATAGAAAATAGAAATAAGGCATTCGCAAGTTTAGCAGGCGCACCAGAAGCATTACGTAAAGGTATTCAACAATTAACAACTGGAACAATATCGGGCGCAGACGCACAAAAATTAGCACGTTTGGGTTTACAAAAAGATATTGATGAATTTAACAAAACAATTAAAAATGGTGGCGATCAAGCAAAGGCTGCTGCTAAACTACAAGACGCATATCAAAGAGCGCAAGAAAAAGCAATCACAACAGTAGGCAGATCAGCAGCGATTAATGAAGAAGTTGCCAAAAACTATGCCTTAAACAGTGAAAAAGATTTAGAAACTGCTGGACAAAGAGTTGGGCAAAGTTACGAAAAAGACCTTGAACTACAAAGAAAAAAGAGAGCAGACGCTCAAAAAGAAGGCAAAGACGCTGCTGCTGACGCCGCAGCAAACGCTCAAGAATTAAACATTCAGGCTACAAAAGGATTAGAAAAATTAATATCTGCCTTTAACCCACTAACAGGTGGAATGATTGCCTTAACTGCTGCTGTAGCAGCAGCAACGTTAGCATTATCTGTAATTGCTAAAAAAGGATTATTAGGTGGCGCAGGCGGCGGTTTAGAAGGCGGTATAAAGGGAGTAGCAGGAAAAATATTTGGTGGTGGCGGTGCAGGCCCATCCGTTGCAGGAGCGGGAGCAAAAGCAGCAGGGGCAGGGGCAGGCGGCGCCGGCGCAGTTGTTGAACAGTTAGGTGGTAAGGGCGGTGGAATGTTGGAGGGGGCAGCAAAGGGCCTCACAGCATTTGCTAACCCGCAAGTTGTATTAGGTGCAGCAGGATTAGGAGCAGCAATTACAGCAATTGGCGCCGGCATTGCTGGCGCAACATGGATAATGGGCAAAGCCTTACCTTCACTAGCAGGCGGATTAAAAGCCTTTGAAGAATTGGATGGCAATAAACTTATTGCTACAGGTAAAGGTATATTAGCGTTAGGAGGAGGACTTGCTGTATTTGGTGCTGGAGGCGCAGCAGCAGGCATCGGCGGCATTATTGGCGGATTAGGAGAAAAATTCGGTAAGGCACTTGGAATGGACGGTCCATTCAAGAAACTTCAAGAATTTAGTAAATTAGATATTGATGCGCCAAAAGTAAAAGCAAATGCAGAAGCATTTATGGCCTTTAATA